CGTTCTCCTTTCAGTTTGTTGTTTACGTTTCCTTGTGCAGGCGGATGCACACGATGCCAGAACCGCCAGAGCCACCATCGTGGCCGGGGTTACCACCGCCACCACCGCCGCCTCTGTTTGCAAGGGGTGCATCATTGCCTCCTCCAGCACCAGCAGTTTCATCCCCCGCTGACCCGCTATAACCTTGGGACCCATTCAATGCCCCGCGTCCTCCGCCACCGCCGCCAGCGTACAATTTGCCGGTGGTTTCGCCAAACTCGCGGGTAGTGGTGCCCTGTCCAGTTCCGCCAGTGTTTGCAGCATAGCCGCCGTTATCTCCATTTGCTCCGTCACTTCCGCCGTTACCCGCATTCCTATAGGAAGCCGCATTAGCTTTTGCGCCTTCTCCACCTCCGCCCGAACCTCCAGCAGTAGAAGTTCCTCCATTAGCGGTCGAGCCAAACGCAGACGTATCTCCGCCCTGATTTCCAGAAGTTCCTCCTGCGCCGATTACTATCTGATATTCCGTTTGCGCTCTCGGCGTTATGTTTAGCAAGGTCGCGGTCTTGCCTCCAGAGCCGCCTTTGCCTCCAGCCCCGTCGCTTACTGACGAACCGGCTCCAGGACTACCTCCTGCGCCACCTCCGCATAAAAATGCATCAATGGCTGCTTCCTTCTTGAACTTGAGCACGCCACTGGTCAGCAGCTCTACCACGCCATCATCAAGGCGTTCGTTGTAAGTGCCGGTATACTCAAACTCTAATCGTTTAGCAGTACCCCCCCCCGCAATTAACGCTTTACCGATAATCATGCTCATCCGATAACCTCCATATCCGCCTGATAGATAGTTTCCACAGCCTCGCCCAGCTGCTGCGTCAGGCTGTCTATCTCGTTGTTGGCTTCCTCCAGTGCCGTAAGCACCTCTTTGCCGTCACGGTAGAACTTGCCCTCCGTGTACGTGTCGCCCATGCCCACCGGCCTGTCACCGGTGTACACGGCGGAGGGGAAGAACTGCTCGTTCCGCTTGTCCATTTCGATGATGTTGGTAACAACACCGTTTTCAACCAATGCGTATCTCACTTAATCACGCTCCTTTTGTCAGCGTCACAGGCCCCTCTCCGCTTACGATGTCGCCGAAAGAGGTCGTGCCGCCGTCGCTGCCTATCGCCACGTCGTAGGTGCCATCCAGCACCGCCGTGGCACTCTTTCCGTCTGCTGTGGTCACTGTTGCCGCCGTGGGCTTGTCAAAAGTCGCCTGTCCGCTTTCCAGCAGCACAACGCTCCCATTGTTCCTCATGCTGTGCCTTGCCGTGTAGCTGACCGGGAAGTACACCGTTCCCCCGCCGATACCCATTGCGATGGGTTTTCCTGTAATAGCCATGCAGCACCTCCTTACGCCTGTTTTGTCGCGTTACTCGCCAGCCATGCGCGGAACTCGTCGGAAGCGGTTGCACCCTCGTAGAATTGAATAGAAGTCACTTGTGCATTTAAGTTCCATGTTTGTGATGCGTATGTCAGTGAATATTCAATACCTCCTCCCTTAAAAAATTTCACATCTGTTTCTGTGCCAACTATTGCAGTAATTCCGTGTTTTGTAACTGTGTTGTTGATGAAGACATCGCAATTTATAGACTGGTTAAAATTATTTACAGGATACAACCTATTATTCAGCACCCACGTCCCGACCAACTCCGGCAACTCCTGTGCGTCACGGAAGCACACGATGCCGGAACCACCAGATGCACTGTTCACCAGGTAGCCACTGCCAGATACACTTTTATTTGCACCGCCACCACCGCCACCGCCAGTGTTAGCTCCTCCTGCGCTCGCTTCTTGTGCTTGTGTATTGTCAGTGCCTAACCATGCACCAGCACCACCGCCGCCGCTACCACCTATTGATATGACTGGTGTTACGGCTGACATATATCGTCCACCTCCACCACCTCCGGCGTAAAGTTTGCCTGTTGCTTCTCCGAATTCGCGTGTAGTAAATCCTTGTCCAACACCGCCTGTTCTTGAGGTGGGATAGCCGCTTTCACCGTTATTTCCATCCGAACCACCAGCACCGTAATCGGAATTGGACGACACCCCGCCGCCACCGCCGGAACCGCCATGTCCACCATTAGCCCCTGCCTGATAGGAACCACCGTTTACGGCAAAGGTTTCAAATCCGCTGGAACCGCCGGGTCGGTTTGGTGCTTCGCCGCCTGCTCCTATTGTTACTTCAATAGGCGTGTTTTGGGCGATGGCTACTCTTCGCACTGTGCGAGTATAACCGCCGCCACCACCACCATACCCATTATAGCCGTTATTACCTGCTGTATAACCAGAACCGCCACCACCAACCATAAACACGTCAATGACCTTCGGCTCAAGAAACACAATGGTGCCACTCGTCAGCAACTCCACCACACCGTCTTTTCTGACCACGTAATCCCCCGTGTAGGTAAATTTCAGCTTCGGCTTACCACCGGCACAAACAGGGGAACCACATATACTTGCCATATAAACCTCCGTTCCCGACCTCCGAAACGGAGGCCGTGTTTATTCTTTGTGTACACGCATACAGATGATGCCCGAGCCGCCGCTTCCGCCCGGACGACTGGAGCTGCTATAGCCGACGTAATCAAAACCGCCGCCTCCGCCGCCTCCGGTGTTAGGTGTTCCATCTCCGCCAGAGCCATGCAGCTTTGCGCCATTGCCGCCGCCGCCTGCGCCACCGGCTCCACCAGCTGCATCGTATCCGCCGTTGTATACATATCCCGCTCCACCGCCGCCGGAATAGAGTTTGCCGGGTGCTTCACCAAATTCACGAGTAGTCGTGCCCTGTCCGGTTCCGCCAGAGTTGCGCCCGCTGCCACCGGAGGCACCATCTGAACCACCGGCACCGCCAGGTATCCTTTGGGCACTACTCGCCCAGCTGCCGCCGCCACCACCAGAGCCGCCGTTGCCGCCTGACCCGGTATTAGTTGGTGCGTGCTTGCCGCCATCAGCGGCAGCGAAAAGCCCGTTGTTGCCCGTAATGGACGTAGCGCCGCCGTCAGCACTGTTGTCGCCAGTTCCGCCAGCACCACCCGCACCGATCTCGATGTTGTACGTGCCCTTATTCAGAAGCACGTTCAAAACCGTCTTTGTGTAGCCGCCGCCTCCGCCGCCATTATTGATGTTGGATCTCATTACTCCTCCACCGCCGCCGCCCACAAGAAACAGGTCCGTGTACACGTCCTTCTTGATGGTCAGCACGCCGGTAGACAAAAACTCTATAACGTTATCCTCTGCGCGGCGGATGTACTGCCCGGAATACTCGAAATTAATATCCGGTGCTACACCACCCCCCCCCCGCAATTTGCGACTTACCGATAATAACCATCGTTAAACAACCTCCTTCACGTCGTACACCGTCACCTGAACGATCAGGTCAGCGGTGGGCTTTTCGCCCACAGCGTAGGCGGTGAATGTCCCGTTGTTGTTGGCGATATAGATAGCGTTGGTGCCGTCGTCCAGCATCTGCTGTATCGCCGTTGCGTCTGCCTGAATGTCCGCCTGACTGGTGGCCGTGCCGCCTGTGATGGTCACGCCCTGGGTGTAGGGGCTTGCGCTCCCTGTCCAGCTCGCCGCCGCCAGCGTCAGCGTCAGTTTGTCCGTTATGTCCTGCTTCTCCGGGAACTCTGTGCTCATCTCCTCCACCTCGTTGCACAGCGCGTTCAGGTTCTCCGCGTTCAGTGCAGGCGGCGCATCGTTGTTCCATCCGGGGTTCTTGTAACCTGCCATATCGTCCCTCGCTCCTTTCGTCCGTCAATTTTTTGCTACGGTCCACAGGGCGTCGCCCTGCCGTATCAGTATCTGTGCGCCCTCCGCGCTTCCGGTCTCAGCCCACGGCACCGCGCAGATCAGCGCCTGCTGCCGCGTGTTGTCCTGCGTCTCGCAGGTGATCTCCGCGTTGACAAATACCCGCAGCACCTCGCCCTTTCGGTTTTTCAGGAATAAGGTGTTCTGCGTCAGCGCCAGAGCAAATAGCGCGTCCCGCTTCGCCAGCGTGTCGCTGTACTCCGCATTGGCGCCCACCTCGCCGATATAGCCGCTCAGCTCGCCGCTTTGGTACAGCTGCGGCACCATCTGCACCGTGGGGTATCGGGTGAAGTTTTCCAGCAGCGTCGGCCGGTTGTTGTTGCTCACCGTCCCGCTCTCCACGTTCAGGCTGAACCGGAATAGCTCCTCCACCCGGTATACGTTGTCGCCGTCCTCCGCGCAGGAGAGTATCGTCCAGTCCCACAGGCACACCGTCACCGGCTGGCTGGGCAGCGCCGTGGTCACAAAGGATCTCTCCCCCACGCCGAATACGTAGTAGGTGTACGTTCCCTGCGAGGCCGCCGCGCAGTCGATCACGCTGCGCTCCGCGTACCCTACGTCCGCCACGTGCACCAGCGACGCTGCGCCCTCCTCCCTGCGGTATACGGCCCAACCCGTCAGCGGCTCCTCCGCCACGATGTTGCCGCCCCGCAGGTCTGTGGCGAAGTCCGCCAGCAGCAGCGTCCTGTCGCCAAACTCCGGTGTGTACCCCGCTGTGCTCATCAGCGCCGCCACCACCGTGTCCGTCAGCTCGCCCTCCTCTATCCACAGGTAGTCGCACACCTGTGCGCCCACCAGCTTCACGTTCACCACGGTCATGTCCGCCATCACCGCGTCCGCCATGTATTTCAGCACCGAGAACTGGCTGGCCCGTGGGAATAGCCGCACCGACGGTTTCAGACTCTCCGCCGGGAATAGTCCCCGCTCATACCGCCGCCGCACATACAGTTTTCCGCCCGTCAGCGCCACCGTCAGCTCGTCCTCCGGGGCAAAGGCAGCGTTCACCCGGCCTATCTCCGCGCCGCCCTGTATAGCCCGCACCGCCGTTGTGCTCACCGTCACCGTCAGCGCCTTTCCGTCCGCGCCGGTCAGGTTGAATAGCGTCGCCGGCAGCGCCTTGACCGTTCCCTTCCATACGATGCTTATGGGCGTCGTCAGCGCCATCGCTTCGCCCGTCACCGTGTCCCATGTCACCGTGGATCCGGCGCTCAGGTTCAGCTCCCCGTTTCGGATGGTGTATTCGCCATCCGCCGTGCCCGGTATGTCGTAGGCACCCGGCCACGACACCAGCACGCCGCTTTGCTTACGCTTTACGCACGTCACCACCGCGCCGGTATAATTGCTGGCGCTGTATTGCACCGCGAACTGTACCCAGCCCGTGTCTGCCACAACGCCGTTGCTGGTCTCCACCCGGCACCGAACGGCGTATTCCTGCCCGGTGAATAAGCCGTCGTAGTAAAACGCCAGCTGTGCCGTCGCCACATTTCCCGTGTCGTACAGCACGTCCTCCGTGTCCGTTGCCGGTGCAAGCTGCCATCGCGCCCAAATAATGGGGTCGCCCTGCGCCTGCGAATAGCTGGCCGTCCACGTCATCTCCTTCGCCGCCACCGGCTTCGTAAAGTCGTTGATGGTCAGCACCGGTGCGCTCCGGCACACGAATACCGATGCGCTCTGCTGCGTCACGCTGTCCGCGTCCGTCCACCACTGGGTGATAAGCAGCTTGTAGCTGTTCCCGTTGGTGATTCCCGCCGCAGCCAGCTCCGCCGCCGTGATCGTGTAGCTGAAAAACACCACATCGCCCTTGGCGTTTCGCCCGTAAAAGGGGCAGTTGTCCGTCCGTTTTCCCGAGTCGTACAGCTGTGCGCTCTCCGCCGTGTTGGCCAGAATTTTTATCTCAAACGCCGTCATGGCGTTCTGTCCGTCCACCTGCCAGGTCACGGTCATGTTTTGGTTTGCATCCACCGTCCCGTTGCCCAGCGCTCCCAGCGTGGAGGGCGTGATATTTGTCGGCATAAAAAGTGCCATATCGTCCTTCCCTCCTTCCGTTTATGTCTTTGTCTCCGTTTTCAGCGGCCACACCGTCACCGTCGCCACCGGGAAGTCCGCCACGCTGGTGGCGGATATGGTCATCTGCCCCTCTCCCGTCATCGGGCGGGAAAAGCCTGTCACCAGGTGCCGTTCCGTGGGGCTTCCCTGCTTGTCGTTTCTGACGATCGAAACCAGGGTATTTTCGGTCAAATGGAAGATCTGCCCGCAGCTGATGTCCACGCTTTTCTGCAGCACCGTGGACCGCTTCAGCTCCCACTCTGCCCTGTCCCGGCACATGGTCTCCGTTGCGTAGCCATCCTCCTCTGTCCACACCGTCTTGCGGCCTATCAGCTGCACGTTGGTATCGCTCATGGGGTCGTTGTTGGTGGCTCTCGCCCCGGGCTGGCTGTTGTCGTCCAGCGCCGCCCCCAGCACGATGTAGTCGTTGTACACCTCGGTGTTTTGCGCCGTGTATGTCATGCCCAGCAGCGTCGCCTCCCCCATCGAAAAGGCGTAGCTGACGGGCTTTTCACTGTCCAGCAGGTCGTCCTGGCTGGGGTCTATCCGCAGCCGCCCCGTGGCGTCGTAGCCGACCCAGGCGTTCAGCATCTCCGCAAAGCCCAGTATCACCTCCGCGTATGTGCCGCTTCCCGGATCCACCTCCAGCGTGTACGGCGCGTCCACCAAATTTACTTCGGTGCCGTCCGTCAGCTTCTGCTTCTTGCCGTTGTAATACTCCGTGTACACCGGGGGGATGGGGTCTACCTTCCGCCCGTTTCCCTTGTCGTCCTGCAGCAGGGCGTTTATCTGCTGAAAGATGTTCACGTTCAGCTTTCCCTTATAGGTGCCCTCCAGCTTGCCCCACAGCGTCCCGTCCAGATTGGCCCACTTGTCCACCAGCTCGTACTGCATCAGCCGCCGTCCCGATTCCACCGTTTCCTGCGGACTCTGTATCAGGAAAACGCCCTGCTGTATGTAGTAGTCCTCGCCGTTTGGCAGCACCAGCCCCTCGTCCAGTGCGATCTCCTGCCCGAACCACAGGTGGTTCACGTTGTAGTCGAACGCGCCGGCCACGTTCGCCAGCGTCACGCTGGCCGTTCGCCTTACCCCGTTTTGCAAATTTACCGTCAGCGCCCCGTCCGCAACAAAGGCGCCGCTGTACTTATTTCGCGGGTTATTGTCCACGAAGAACGCCGTGCTCCCGTCCGGGTTCAGAAAGCGCAGCCGGCACAGCTTCTGAAACCGGCCCTTCAGCGCTCTCAGGTACGCCAGATATTTCTCCTGCTCCGTCATGGCACGTGCCCTCCGTTCAGCCGCGCTTACGCTTCTTCCTGTCCTCCGCCGCCGTCAGCGCGTCGCACTCCTCGTCCGTGGCCGCCCTGATCTTCCGTATATCCGGGTTCCCCTTGCGGTACTGGCTTTCACGGGTGATGTAGTACCGTCCCGTGATGCCCGTTATCGGTATCTCTCTGCCGCTTTTCATCACCAGGATGTGCCGTGTCTTTTTCGCCATAGTCCAGCCGTCCTTTCTCACATATTCCGTCCGTCCGCATACATGAAAACCATGTGGTTCCCTGCGTTCTTCCCCTCGCCGAATACCAGCACCACCACCTGCGCTCCCACCGGTGCCGCCGCCATCGTGCTCACATAGGGGAGAAAACTCTCCGTTTCGTCAAAGGGGCGTTTTACGCCGATTTTCCCCTCTGCCGCCGCGGTCGTCACCTGCGCCCGGTACTGCCGTACCATATCCGTCTGCGTCTCCCGTACCCGCCGCACATAAAAGTTGTCCCACAACCGCTTTGCCAGCTCCGCCAGCGTCTTTGCGTTCTCGTCCATGCTTTTATCCTCCGTAGGGCTTCACGTTGTGCGCCATCCGGCACATCTGCGCCACCGTCAGGTGCTCCGCCTGCTGCTCCGTCAGCGTTATGCCCTTCACGTTGTAGGTTGGCCCGCTGTGGTCGCTGTAGCTGCGGTTATCGCTGCTCCCCGCCACACTGCGGCTCACCGGCGTCTCGCCGTACAATCCGCCCAGCTCGTTCACCCTGGCCCGGAACCGCGCATCCGCCGACGGCTTCAGCATCTTCGCCGTCACGTCGGGCGGCAGCACCATCTCGTCGTCCACCGTGGCTTTTATGCCGCCCAGCCCGTGCAGCACACCGCCGCTGTCGTACTTTTTCTTCCGTCCCCCGCTGACGGCGCCGATAATGCTTCCCGACACAACGCTCGTCCGGTTTGACTTTCCACTGTTCGGCAAGGAAATGTTGTTCTTGCCCATGCTGATGGCATCCGAAAGGTTCCCCGTCGGTTTATTGGATACGCTGGCTTTCTCAGACTTGGTGGATTTCCGCACGCCTGTCAGGTTGCCGACCTTTACCTCGGTGTATCCCGACGCATTGCCGGTCGCGTTCCGTTTGACCTCTACCGGCGTACCGCCCGCCGTGATCGTCACGCCTGCCGCAGCCGCCTTTGCCGCCAGCACCCCGTTGGCCCATTCCCACCAGTTCTGTACGCTCTGATCCAGCAGGACTTCCTCTTGGGCCACCGTTTCACCCAGCGCGTTGATGTATTCCTCCAGTGCGTCAATTTTCAGCTGGTACGCCGCCTCGATGGCCTTTTTCCTCGCCTCCAGTTCCTCAATGGCGAGGTCCAGCTCCATCTCCCGTTCATAGTCCCGCAGGTCCTTCTTCGCGTCCGCAAGGTCCTCCTCGGCCTTCTTCATCTTCTCCGGATCCGCGATCCACTCCCACTGCCCGGACTCGGCGTTGTACATCCGCACCGTGCGCTCGTTCCGTGCGTTCAGCAGCGCATCCTGCTTCCGCATGACCTCCAGCCGCAGCTCCTCCAGCTTCTCGGCCCGGTCTATCTCCTCGTTCTGCTTCTTCAGCGCATCGATCTGCGCGTCTATGGCCGCCAGCTCTGCGTCCCGCTGCTTTTCCAGCGCATCGATCTCGTCCTGATACTTCTTTTTCGCCGCGCTGCTGCCGGAAGTCCCGCCGCCGCTGTATCCGCCTGTGTTTCCGGTGGCGTTGTTCCATCCGCCGCTGGGCGCTGTGCCGGTCAGTTTGTTCCACGCCTTGTTCGTCAGGTAGGATTGTGCTTCCTCCAGCGTCTTGAACTTTTTGTTGGCGACCAACACCATCGACTGCTGGTAAATTCGCCCCGCGTTCAGCAGGTTGCCGTATGCCTGGGTGGTATATCCGATGGTGGCCGCCAGCGTCCGCAGCGCACTGATCTGCTGGCTGAAATTCAGTTTCGTATTGCTGGCCGTGATCTGTGCCGCCACCAAGTCGTACAGCGCTTTACCTGTATACCCTGCCTGCTGTGCCTCGGCCAGCAGTCCATTTACCACCCTTTGCGATTCGGCTTGCTGCCTGACCTCGGCCGACATCAAATTCTCAAGAGCCGTCTTTTGGATAATGTACCCATCAGCCGTCTGTGTCGCCGCAGACGCCAGTTGCGGGTATAGGCTGATTAGCCGCTGATACTCGCTTTCTGTAAGCGCGGTAGATTGCGCCACCTTGTTGTATGCCTCAACAAGCAGCTCTTGGCCATTGACCGCACGGTCAAACGCCTGTTGCAGTTCCTCATAGGCCGCAATCATATTTTTCTGCTCGTCGGTCAGCGATTCGCCATTCGCCTCGAGTACGCGCAGCCATTCGACCTGTGTGGCAATTTCGGCGTTCATGCTGTCAAAATGCGCACGTTGCTCGTCGGCTATTTCACCTGTTTTATCAAGCTGATTGGCAAACGCCTTCAACTGCTCTGTCGCAACCTTATACGCATTTTCGCCAGACCGCGTAATCTCGGTGGTTACAGTGACCGGAGTTACTGTGCCAACAAATTCTTCCTCTGTCTTATATTCGCCAGTATGGAATATGAAGTTGTCGCCCGTTTCCTTGTCGGCCTTTTTCTTGCGCTCCTCATCAAGCAAATCAAGTTGCTTTTCAAGCTCCTCATTTTCTTTTTCAAGAGCGGCCTTTTCATTTAAGATTTCGCTTGTCCGCTCGTTCCACGGCATTGCGTTGATTTCTTCCAGCCGAGTCTTGTTGGTTTGAAGCTTGTCGTTGGCATCCGCGATCTCTGCATCAAAATCGGCGATAGACTTTTGCGACGCCTTCACAACTTCCAGCACAACCCCTATTGCCGCGCCCACGGCCATAATGCCCAGCACCCACGGGTTCAGCGATGCCAAATTAAGCGCTACCGAAGCTTTTTTAATGGCGTTGATTGCTGCTACAACTCCCCACAGTGCAGCAGCTGCGCCCCCTGCCGTCACAACAGCGCGCCCGAAGTCCGTGTCCAGCAGCTCCACCAGCGCGATCACCTGGTCCAGCGCACCCTTTATGGTGTCCGTCTCCACCAGATGGCTGATGAACTCCGTCCAGCTTGCGGTAAGCTGCTTGCTCTTGGCCTCCCAGCTATCCAGATAAATCTCGTTTTCTCTCAACGCAGAGCCAGCGCCGTCGGCGTAGTCCTGCATCATTTTTTCAACGACACCCCAATTTCCCATCAGGGCGGTCAGGATGTTGGCCTGTCGCTTTCCGGCCAGTGCCTCGGCTATCGCCGACTGCGCCACCGTGTCCAGCGTGTCCCACTTCCCTGCAAGGTCACTCAACACCGCAGAGGACTCGCGGAGCTGCCCGTTCGCCATCGTGCTGATACCGGCGTACTCTCGCAGGGCATTGGACGCCTTTGCGATGCTCTCTCCGTCTATCAGTTCTCCGTCCTCGGTCTCGCCCTTGATCTGGCGAATGTTCATCACGATGGTACGCAGACCGCGGGAGATCTCCGAGCCGCTGCGCTGCGTGGCCGCAACACCTGCGCCCACCAGTGCAGAGAACGTCTGCACGGACTCACCGGCTTCCGCAAACACGCTGCCCGCCACAGTGATACCGCTGGTCAGCGCTTCCATGTCCACGGCGTTTTTGTTGGTGATCTCGTTCAGGCCGTCCATGACGGTCATCAGTTCGCTCTCGCTACCGTTCAGTTTCCACGCCGCGTCTACCGCCAGCAGGAACTTCGATGCGGTGTCCTGCGAAATATCACCGATGTTCGCCAGCAGCGTTCCCAGTTCGGTCATGCTGTCCAACTGGTCATCCAGATAACCCGCACGAGCGAAGGTGGTATACATGGCGGTTATTTCGTCCGCTGTTCTGCCATAGGCGCTGGCCAGCGCGTAGGCGTTTTCCTCCAGCGCCTGCATCTGAGCGCTGGAATAGTCCGTTACCTTCTGCACGTTGACCATTTCCGTATCAACGTCCTTGAGGGTGTTCAGCGCATCACGGAACGAACCGATGACCTTGGAGATCAGGTCGCCGAATATCTGCCACGCGGCCATTTTCAGCAGGACTCTGCCAATACTGTCGCCCAGCAGCGAGTTTTTCTTCGCCGCATCCACCGCGCCGTTAGCCAGTTTGTACACTTCGCCGGTGCTCTCATTGATGGCAAAGGTGAAGTTGTCAGTCGTGCCTTTGGCTCCGTCTACCGCCGCAGAATAGGTCTGGAATACGCCCGCCGCGTTCCGCACGTTGCCGGTCGCCTTTACCGTCGCCCCAGACATCCCATCCAGCGACGCTATCCACTCCTTGGCCTCCGCTGCATTGCCGCTGAACGTTCCGATGTTGGTTCCCATTGAACCGAGAACGTTCTGTATCTTCTGCGCTTCCGCTGCGGCTCTGTTCGCTTCAGCGTCCTGCGCTTTCTGTGCCGCCTCCTGTGCTTTTGCCTGTACCTGTGCGGCGCGTTCAGCGGCTTTCGCCACTTTTTCGTAGTTTTGGGTGACTTTCTCCTGCGTAACTTCCAGGTTGCCGGTCTCCTTGTTCAGCCGCCGCGTGACCTGGACCGTTTCTCCCAGTTTGCTGTTGTACTGCTGCACAGCTCCCGTCAGCTGTCCGCCACCATCGAAGGTCTGCGTCATCTTGGAAAGGTTCTGCGACGTGGCCTTTATCTTCGCTATGACCGGCGTAGTGTCTATGTCGATTTTTATGGGGGTAGACTCCAGCCCGGAGATCGCGCTTTTCAGTTCAGTAAAGTCGGGCTTTGCCGTTACCTTAAAAATCGCCATACACTACCTCCGTTTTGTCTTGCATTGTCTTTCCGTTTGTGGTATAATCTTAGGTGAAAGGAAGTGATTTTTATGTCTGATAAAACCGAGTCTTACACGTTCCGCATCCCCTCTGACCTGCGGGAGAAATTGGAACTCCGCGCCGCCGAGGAGGGCCGTTCCCTGTCCAACCTCATCACTTTTCTTTTGAAAAAAGCCGTTAATGCAAAGGGGTGATCATTCGTGGATTTCTTTGAAAGCATGGCCTTGTCTGGCGGCAATCCCGCGGTGGCCGCTGGTATGCACACTGCTGCCGATTCGTCTCCCGAACGCCCCACACCCGCCGGTCGCCGTGGCCCTCCGCCTCCCGGTGTGGCCATCCCGCCGAACGCCTATGCCATCTACTCCCGTTCCGGGAAGTATCTGGGGTGGGCTTACCACGAGGAAAAGCTATGAGCAGCGGCATCTATGGCATCCACAACCTTGTCAATGACAAGTGGTATGTGGGTCAGGCAGCAAACATCCGTATGCGTTGGAACGCTCACCGGAGTTTGCTTTCGCGGGGCGCTCGTGATTCCATCCACTTGCTTCGCGCATGGAGAAAGTACGGTGCCGATGCCTTTGAATGGGTAGTCCTTGAAGAGTGCCCTGTGGAAGAACTTGATCAAAAGGAAATTGAGTGGATCAATAGAAAAGACTCATATCGTAACGGCTATAACCGCACCGTAGGGGGCGGCGGTTGCCGGGGGTTTTCGATGCCCGAAAGCGCAGTACAATCCAAATCAGAAATTACTAAGGCGTATTGGGCAGACCCTGTTCACCGCGAGTTTCGCTTGGCTCGTATGCACGAGACTATGACTACTCCCGAATACCGATCCAAACTGTCCGCCGCTGGTCAGCGGAATTGGAACGACCCTGCTTTCCGCGATGAATCCTTACGCCGTATGCAGGACGGCGCTCGTGACCCCGAGAAGAAAGCTAAACGCTGCGCTGCTATTGCCGCTGCTCTGCAACGCCCATCTACCCGCGTTCTGTTATCTGAAAGTTCTAAAAAGAACTGGCAGTCTGAAGAATATCGGGCGAAAATTTCTGCCAAACGTTCGGAGTGGTTAAATGATGAGTACCGGGAAACTATCAGGCAGAAATCTCTTGCCCGTTGGCAGGACCCTGCGGAAAGAGCCAAAATGTGTGCCGGGGATTCTCGTGCTGCGCGGAAGCGTGCGCCCCGCGTTGTGTTGGTTGAAACCGGTCAGGTGTTCGAGTGTGCCGCCGAGGCGGCGGAGTTCCTTGGGCTGAAAAATCACTGCCATATTGGTTCCGTGTGCCGTGGTAAGCGGAATGTGGCCTACGGCTACCACTGGCGCTACGCAGCCCCTGAAGATTAATCCCAATCGTCCTCTTCCCATATCATCCCGGTATCTTCCGCCAGCCCCAGCGTGGTGTCTGCTCCGTTCATGGCCCGCACCAGCGTTTCCTCCGCCCTGCCGTCCAGCATCTCCTCCACGAAGTTGCGGAAAAAGGGTCTGTTCTTTGGCCGTCTGCCCCAGTTGTACGCGGGGTCGTTTTTCTCGATCCGGTTCACCAGGTCGTCCCCGTCCACATGGGGGTTTATGGGTTCTCCGTTTCCGTCCGTTGCGCCGCTTGGGTGATACAGCAGCGTCAGGTTCATGCCGCCGTCCCGCTCATCCGAATACACCGTGGCGCTGGCGTTCATGTCCGCCAATCCCTTCGTGCCGCGCCGGCGCACATACTCCTCCGGCACCAGCTTGTCGTATACGTCCTCTACCACGTGCTCCCGCAAGCACTGCCGCATTTCCTCCGCCAGTGCGGGGCGCGATGCGCGAAAGGCATCCTTTACCTGCTTTTCCAGCGCAGCCATGTCCTGCTCGAACCCGCTGAACTGCCCCACCAGCTTCGCCATGTCCCGCGCCTCCCCTCTCTCACATACGCCAATGCACTGTCTTGCTTCAGCGCACTCGCGTCTGCCCCCTCCCCCGCCTTGCGGCAGGGGAGGGGATTTTTTGTTGTCGTCAGGCGTCCTTCACGCTCACAGCGCACTGGTCGGTGTAGGTCGTATCCTCGTACACGAAGGTCACTGTCATGTCACAGTCACCAGCTACGCTTCCTGCGGAGATCAGTCCGCTTGCGCTCACGGTGGTGCCGCTGGGTGCGCCGTTCAGGCTGTAGGCGCACTTGGCAGGATCCAGCACCGCCAGCTGGCCGTTTTCCAGCACTGCCTGGGGCTTCACCTGCACCGTGCCGCTGACGGGAACGTTGATAACGCCGCCGATTGCGGTCACGATGCCCGTCACTACCTCAGCGCCGTTGTCCGGCACGTACACGTACCAGCCCAGGGCGCCGCCGGCGCAGTCCTCGCACTTGTCGGAGACCACGCTCTCGTCCGTGCTCAGTGCGCGTCCCACGATCTGCGTGGTGTCGTAGTTGCTCTGGCTGCCGGTCACGGTGGCGGTGTCCGCCTGCAGCTTCAGCGGTACGTTGATGTACAGCCAGCCCTGGCGGGTTCCCTCGTTGGTCTTGGCGTTTACGTTGCCGTACACCGCCAGCTGGGCGGTGAAAAGGCCAACCTTGCCGTTCATGCCGGTGTTCAGCTTTCCGCACATGGCGCTGAGCTTGTTCACGAAGTACCACACCTTGTACTCGGTGCCGCTCACCGCGGTAAAGCCGCTGATGGTGCCGTCCGCTGCGATCTCATAGGCGATGCCGCCCTGCTGGATGCCGGAAGCCTTCTTGGTCTCCTGCACATAGGCGTAGGGCTTTGCCATCGCATACTGCGCCACAGGGGCACCGTCGGTCACGTCCACCTTCAGCACGGTGCTGTTCGCCGTCACCACCTGGCACACCGGGGCCACAGCGTTGTAGGTCACAGCGCCGCCCACGCCCGCCATCTTCGTCCGCAGGTCGAAGTTGGCCTGGGTGAAGTTTACCTGGATGTCCGGGTCGCTCTCGATGATGGTGGCAATGCCGTTGTTCAGTCCGGCACGCAGGGGATCGCTGTTCACGGTCACGGTGATGTTGCCCTCCTGGAACTTATTGCTGCTCAGCAGGATCTGACCGGTTTCCATGTCGGCGAACTGCGCAGCGCAGATGCCGCGGGTATACAGTCTCGGATCGGTAAAAGTAATCATTCCGCTTTCACTCCTTTTTGATATAAAAAATGGAGGCAAAGCCCCGGTCTCCCGTTGGCTTCGCCCCACTTGGCGTTCCGCCCTGCCCGCTTGCAGGGCCTATTCCCTTTTCTATGCCTGTCCCATGCCCCGTGTCGCTTCCTCCACGGGCCGCAGTGCCGTGTTGCCGTCGCTCACCCGGTCATAAAACAGGCTCGGCCACGGGTTGCCCCGTTTCCACTGTGTTCCTCTCGCCTCCGCGATGGTGCAGGTCATGTACCCCAATATCCGCTGCCACGTTTTTGCTTTCGTCTGCAGCTTCAGCAGTGGCCACAACTCTATTTCCGTCTCCTCCGCGTGTTCCAGCGCGGCCACCGTCGCCACCCGTTCCCACGCATCTCCGCTCAGTTTTGCGCCGCCGTTCATCTCCGCCAGCTCCCGCTGCGCTTCAACCAGTTCCGGGTTGGCCTCCGGCGGCGTCAGCTCAATTCCGTTCTGTGCAGCGATGATCTCCCGCAGGTACTGGAACTGCGCCGGCGTAATGCGCCACAGCTCCTCTCCGTGCAGCACGAACTCCACCGCCGTCAACCGGCTTGGGTCTTTCGTGTCCACCTTGCAGCGAAACGCCTTCAAGCGCTCGTCCAATGGCTTTCCTCTCCCCAGCCGCAGGGAGAGCGCCAGCATCAAAAGCGCCCTTGACAGCAGCCCCACTGTCTCCTCTCCGCGTCCCATCGCGTCATACTCCATCTTGTAGTAGGCCGCCAACAGCGGCATCACAGCATACGCCACAGGGAGGCTCTGCTGCACGATGTCAATGCCCGGTCGCGCCAACTCGAATGTCTCCATCTCCTCCACAAGGATGGGGTACAGCGTCAGTCCCTCCGCCTGTACTTCCTCGTACCTGCGGCAGGCCCGTTCTATGCTCTGTGAGATCGCCATATAAACTCTTTTCCTCCCTCACGAAACACCTTGTTGATTATGCAGTTTTCTTATAAATGGATTCCCGCCTGTACCAGCAGCGCCGTCACCGCGCCGCCCAGCACCAGCCATACCAGCTTCTCCACCACGTCGTTCCACCGCTTCGCCGGCAGGTTCGTCAGGCTCTTTACGTCCTTTTTTACCTCCGACAGGTCATCCCGCATATCCTTTTGTTCCCGGGTCATCAGTGCCACCGAGGTCGCCAGTTCGTTCAGCGCTTTCTGCTCCTCGGCCAGCTCGTTTATGCGGTGCGTGTTGCTTTTGCTCCGCTGCTCCACCTCCGTCAGCCGGTGGTCAAAAGTCACTTCATCCATTGCGCCGCCCTCCGTTCTCTCAGAATGTAGTCACGACGCTTCCTTCGTCGCTGTCCGCCCAAGCAAGGCTCATGTGTACGCGCCGTCCCACATTCATGCCCTGGTCGTATATGGCGTGGGATCCGTTGTCCGCGTGTGTTCCTCTGTCAAAGGTCATCACCCCGGCTCCGCCTATGTTCACGCCGTTCAGTGCCTCAATGATGCACTGCTCCATGTCATAGCTGCGGGAGTAATCGTCCGTCCGCGTGGTGGTCTCGTGTCCGTAGTTGCACAGAATGTCGAAGTATACCCCCACTGCTGCCGTAAACGGCGTCTTGGGTATCACCCTGCCAATGTACACCTTTACCACCGTCTGGGCCATGTTCTGCGCCTGTCCCCAGTATTCCAGCGGGAATAGCCTGTACCCCTTGGGGTGCTTTGCCTTCTGCTCCTCCGTGTCCACCGCCGGCGTCTCACCGTCAAACACAATGCTCAGTTTCTCCTCCGCCGTGGGCAGGGGCTGGGCCAGTGGGTTCGCCCCGTCGCAGCAGATGTACTTTATCAGCCGCACCCGGGGTCTTGCGTTGTCGTCCACGGGCGTGTACCCGTTCCTGTCCGGCAGGTCCAGCAGGTAGTTCACGATTTTTTTCGGTATCTTCTCTGCACCCTTAAAGGTGCCGTAACCGGTTTCCACGCGCTCAAATGGATAGTAGGGGCTGTCAAAATCTGTGTTCACGCCCTCACCCCGCTTTCCGTTTTCCTAATTGTTTCACATGAAACATTACAGTTTTTGTTGCGTTTTTGATATTTTTGCAACTTTTACTTTCGTTGCGTTTTGAATATCACTTTGTGCCCTTTTGCACCTGCTCCGCCAGCTCCACCAGCTCCTTCATGCTCTCCGGCGTCATGGCCGCCGCGCTGCTCATGGCCATCCGCGCCACCACATCGTTCATCACCGCCAAATTGGCGTTGATCTCCGTGTTCAGCATCTTCTCCAGGTCCCGGTAATCCGCCAGCAGGTCATACGCCTTGTCCCGCAGGGCGTCGCTCTGCTTCTTCATCCTGTCTATCTGGTTGACCAGCTGCACCCCGCCCACCAGATCGTAATCGTCGGCGCTCATCAGCCACTTGTCCTCCTCGCAGCCGTCGAAGTCCAGCCGCAGATACGCCCGTGCCAGTATGCCCAGCAGGTAGCGCCGTTTCCGCTGTCCGTTCTCCCGGTACATGGGCGGCACATCGCCCCGGAAGCGCTCCCCGGTATTCACCACCACCCGGTCGATGCACCTCTCCGCGCAGTGGCTCACGATGGCCGCCTTCTCCATCAGCGGCACATAAGCGTTAGCCTTGGCGAATACCTCCTTCATGGTAATGGGCTTGCGCTCTTTAATGCTGTTTTCCATCTCTCCTGCTCCTTTCAGATTCATAATGGAAATTCCCTCACGTATTTACTTTTTCTCCTTACAGCGCAGTGAGCAGTTCCGCCACTGCGCCGCGTTTTCGTACCGTCCGCTGTCCGGGCAGTGGTACTGGTAGCAGCAGAAGTCGTGCTCTCCCGTCTGCTTCCTGCACCGTATGATGATCTCCCCCACCTTCCGGTAGGCGTGCTCACATATCGGCTTTGCCATCGTTCTTACCACCCCTCCAGTGTGATGTCCGTGCTCACGCTCTTGCCCTTACAGGCTGCCGTCACCGTCAAAGGCTTCACGCTCCCGCCCCAGCAGTACACGGTGGCGGTGCTGCCGTCCACCTCTGCGGTGTAGCTGTCCTCCGCCGCCCCGGTGAAAGTCCATTCCACCGCGTCTCCGGTCTCCGCGCCGTTCTCGGTGTATATGGCCGTCAGCACGGTCTTGCCGTAGGCTTCCAGTCTCTCCACCGGATCCGTCTGCCAGTGTACGCCGCTTACGTTCTCTGCCACCGTCACGGTATAGGTGCCGTAGTGCTCCTCGTTCTGCACCAGCACCGCCGTGATGGTGCACTCTCCGTCGCCCACCGCCGTTACGTTTCCCGTGGGGTCCACCCGGCATACGCTCTCGGCGCTGCTGTACCACAGATAGCGGGTGGGGTGTTCTGTGTCTCCGTCCGCCGCCTCTCCGTTTCGCAGGGATGCGGCGGTAAACTTTGCCTTTTCTCCCGTGCTCATGGCCGCCCTGCCGCTCACGTTCACCTCCCAGGTGAAGGGATAGGCGTTGGCCACCCGGCGAACCAGGTCGTCCTTCTCCCTATCCGGCTCCGTCATCCGCGCCGTAAACCGCAGCAGCCGGCAGCTCTCGTCGTCCCCGGTGAACTCCTGCGCCACGTCCGCGTAGCCGGTGATCTGATACGCCATCCGCCCCAGGATCAGGCGGCTGTTCACATCCAGGTTTTCCGTTTCGCCGTTGCGCTGTATGGTAATGTTGAAGTACCCCTGCATGATGAGCATGGTCTCCTGAAAGTCGTTGGCGTTGGCGTTCAGCTTCACGTTTTCCACCACCATCGGTTCCTTCAGCACGTTGCCGTACCAATCCAGATGGTTCCATGTGGCGTTGCACCGCCTTATGATGCCCCCGCCCACGGCAGAGGATATGTTGGCAGGGTTCGTCACCAGCCATGTGGAGCCCATTGTCTCCATTTTTGCGCCCTCCGGCACATATTCGATGCGCCGGTCTACAAACAGGATTTCCTTATAGTTGTCTATGGGCCGGTCTATGGCGTTGCCCTTCTTCCGCGCATCGGCAAAGCGTACCAGCTGTTCGCTCCACTCGTAGAAGTTGTTGGGGTCGCTGTCCAGCCCCTGCACCCGGCACGCGGTGTAGTCGCTGGCGTATTTTCCGTATGCCTGCACGAATCGCGCCGTCGGATCTCCAAAGTAGGGGTTGCGCCTATCGTTGTACTGTGCGGGGCGGTTGGTGGTCGCCTGCGGTCTCTCCGCCATCGCGGCGATATTGCCAAGATTGTTCTTTACGTCCGCCATCGCCCGTCACCTCCCCGTTTCACAGAAACTGGTATCGTCCGTACCCGCCCCGGCCTCTCTGCACCGTGTTCAGGAACGTACAGTCCTGCTCATACTTGTGCATCTCGTCCATCAGCCTTGCCCGGTTCTTCTCCTGCTTCGCGGCGCCCTCCTTCATATAGGTGCCCTCGTTCACCGTGTCAAAGCTCGCGTCCTTTATCTTCATTTGGTCGTTCAGCCAGTTGCGGAAGAACCGCTCGTCCCATACGCTTGCCACGCACAGTCCCAGTATCCGCTTCTGCTCCATTGTCAGCTCGTGACCAAATTCACCGTCTGTGTAAAAGTCCAGCGTGTAGTTTATTCCCGCCATATCCTGTATGGGGAACGTCACCACGCCTGTTTCGGCGTTGTAGCTTGCCCCGGTGTACGGCACCGCCGTCATGCCGCCCGTCACATCCTGCTCCACAATGGCGCAGGAAAATAGCTCGTAGCCCACCATTCCGGTGTCCACTTCCGTTTCTCCCACCAGACTGTCCTCGCTGCTGGTCCAGTAGTAGTCGCCGTAGCTGGGCTGTACCAGCCCCTCACTCAAATACGCTCTCATCTGCACCGGCAGGGAGAATAGGGGGATGGCGTTCACCATATACAGGCTCATCCTCCGCAGGAACGCCGCCGGGTCGTTGGCTGCCTCCTCCTGCAAGCGCACGTCGTCGATGGCCACCATCGCGTGGTTCGATATGACCTCGCTCCACTTCGTCCCCATGTTCTCCCCTCCTTATGCCGGAATATAGATCGTTATCAGTTCTCCCGCCGTGCCGTCCGTCAGTGCCACGCCGTCCGCGCCGGTCGAATTTCCGCCCAGCCCCTCCACCAGCGGTGCGTTGCTGGGGTATGTGCTCCTGCCGGGGTACAGATTGCTGCTGGGCATCAGTCCCGCCTTTTCCGCCTGTGGATACAGGCTTTCCGACGGATACAGTGTCGCCGAAGGGAATAGCCCTTTCGTGATCTTTACAAAGTCTCCCACCTGTACCACGGAGCCGGGAGCCACCCGGTAGGTCGCCTCCCAGTCTCCGTTTCCGTACAGGTACAGGGCGTAGCCTTCACCCTCCGCCAGTGGGAAGCGCATCTGCCCGATGTTCGGGTAGGTGGAGTTGTTTATCTTCAGCCCCGCTTTCCACTTTTCCAGCGCTCCGGGCGCACCATTGACTTGCATGAACCGTGCCGCGCCTCCCTCGGCCAGCGGCACCTGCACGACGGAGACGCCCGTATAGGTCACGCCGTTGATCTTTACATCTCTCGCCATGCGTTTTGTTCCTCTCCGTCAGGCTATCGTCATCACGCTGCCCGCCACACTGATCTGCGGCGTTGTCATCGTTCCTACGATGGGTGCCCCTCTTTTGTCGTGGGCGGTAGCGCCTTTCGCCAGTGTGTTGGCCGTCACGCTGTCCTTTGACAGGTCCAGCTTCACCGCGCCGTCCACCACGACCTTGTTTACGTTTTTCGCCATCGTTCTTTTACCTCGTTTTCTCCGCTTCTCAGGCGCCGATGGTCAGCGTCACGCCGCCGGCCTCGTTGTCTGTCTCGCTCACGGGGATAGCGTTCACCGTCACGCTGGACAGGCAGTTGTACCCCTCGTCGGGCAGGACCTCCTGGCTGGCAAAGGTGGGGGTCACAGTCTTGGCCTGTGCCTTCATGTCCTCGCTGCCGGACATGGTGCCCTCCACGCCCAGGATGGTCACACCCTCGCGGATGTTGGTGGCGATGAGCTTGGCCTGCTCCGCCTCGGCGATCTGCACGGTTCCGCTTCCGTCGTGGAAGCCCAGGGGCACGGTATACACCTGCGACTTGGTGGTGATATTGCCCGCCACAGCGCCGTTGTTGGGCATCGTACCGGTGACCTCCGCGCCCTTTACAAATGCGGTCTTACCCAGCAGGATCTCCGCAGCGGACGCGGTAGCGCCGGAGGTATCCGCATCAAAGGTACACGTACCAGTGATGGTCGCACCCGTCTTGTCGTGGGCAGTAATGCCCTTGAGCAGTTTGGCGGGCACCACGCTGTCGGCGGTCAGATCGATTTTCACCTGACCGTTCAGAATTACTTTGTTGATGTACTGATTAGCCATACTCCACATCTCCTATCGTTAAAGTTTTTCCGCCGGCGGCATTGCTGACTTCGTACTGGGGTATTTTCTTCACCGTCACGTCGTCGTTCATGCGTTTGGCTTTTGTATGCAGCACAACAGGCTCGTCCACCCGTGGTGTTACCTCATATTCGCCCTCGTAGGTGGGGATGATCTCTCCCCCGGTCTGTATCACTACATCCCGTATCTCTATCTCCACCACGGGCTGCCCCACCGGGGCGGTGCTGGCGTTGGCGTTCTTCTTCTGTTCCGCCGCGAACTGCTGCAGCGCCATTTACATCACCCCTTTGGACCGGCTTGCGGAGACGTATATGGTCTTTCCCTTCGCCCCCACCACACTCTCGTCGTTGAATTTTATCCTCGCCTGTACCGGAGGCGTCCTTCCGGCCTTAAATGCGAAGGTCTGCTCCTGCGTCAGCGGGAATAGCCACTGTCCGTTCTCCTCGTCGTAGCGCACCACGCCGGGATACGTCCTCGTCAGGTTCCCTATGGTGATCTCCAGCCGCAGCACCATCTCTGGCGTTATCAGCAGTTCCCCCTGCCGCAGCACGATGGGCAGCGAATAGGCGTCGCCCTGCATCATGGCTGTTCCCTCCTTCCGCTTATACGGTCAAGGACTTTTTTACTTGGCGTCCTTCTCGTTCATGTCCTCGATAATGGTGATGAAGTCGCCTTTCTCGTGCCCCTTGCGCTTGCTCAGCGCGTTCAGCTTCACCGTGCGCTCCCGCGTCACATACCGGCTGCCCTGTCGGTAGGCGTCGGCGTACATCTGCGCCGCCATCACCTTGTGTCCCTCGCACAGCGCCGGGTAGATGTTCAGCAGCTCGTCCCCCAGCTCCACCAGCTTGGCAAAGGCTTTCTTGTCCAGCACTTCACCGCTCTTGTAGTCCACGCCCAGCGCCTCGCGCTCCTCGTCCGTCAGTCCGCTTACCACCAGCAGCCACCGCTGCGCCATGAACCGGCGGTTCATCTCCGTCAATATGCGGCTCAGATCCGGCTTCGGCACATAAAAGCTTCCCGTCTTGCCCACGATGTTGCCGTACATTCCGCCGTCGCCGAACTGCACCACGTTGTCGTCCGCCACCGGCGCCATCCACAGGAAGTGCACCTGCTCCGCGCTGGTGCTCACCTGCACGATCTGCGGCGCGGCCTGCTGGGGGATGTTCTTCAGCGCTTCCGCCACCGCCTTGGCAGCTGCCTCCTGCATCATCTGCTGCACCTGCTCGGCGGTGTACGTAACCGGCGCGGCGGGCGTTTCCGCAGGATCAGCCGCGTCCTGCACATTTTCCTGCGCCGCCGCTTTCGCGGCGCTGCTTTCGTCAGGCGTTTCCGTGCTTTGCTGGGCCGCCAGCATCACCTGGTCGTCCTCTCTCTCCTCCGCCGCGATCTGCGCGGCCAGTCTGTTTCCGCTTTTTCTCTGCTTACCCATGCTTTCTGCTCCTTTCAGATTCATTTCATGGTCTGTTTCTATCTGCCGCAATGCGTCAAGGCTCCCACCGCTGCCCCGTTTACACGTCGGCGCATTGCATACCCGCGGCTTTGCCGCACATCCTTATGGCGGAAACGGCAGGGCTTGAACCTGCGCCCCTCTGATTAACAGTCAGATGCTCTGCCAACTGAGCTACATTTCCGTATGACAACAAACTCCCCTCCGGGCGAAAACGATCCAACGTTTTCATTTGGCACGGACGCGAGGACTCGAACCCCGAACTGCGGTTTTGGAGACCGCCGTTTTCCCGGTTAAACTAAATCCGCATATCCGGGGGAGGGGCTTACGCCCCTTCCCCCCCGTTTGGTTTTCCTTACACGGTGAAGTGCGCGATCTTGGACGCGAACGTGGCCACAGAGTCCAGAGCGATGGTCAGGTTCAGGCCGATCTCGAAATCTCCGGTGCGGGTGGGATCCATCTCGATGGAGATGGGCGTTCCGCTGGTGTAGCCGATGGTCAGCGGCTTTCTGCCGTTGCCGGCCAGCATCCAGATGTCGTTCTCGCTGAGCATGGTCTCCACGGTGGTGTTCTGGGTGCCGGGGATGATAACGTCCCGCATGGGCATCAGGCGCACCGCCATGAACTGGCCCAGGTAGCCGGCCTTGGTGTAGTCGGCGCCCAGCAGCGTGGCGATAGCGGCATCCATGTTCACGTTGGTGGAGCCGGTCACGGTGTTGGGCAGCACCTTGCTCAGGGCCACGGTGCCGCCGGTGGCAAACACGTCGGAGATGGTGGTGTTGTTCAGCGCGGCGATCTTGTTGGCGCCCTTCACCCAGTTCTGGTTGTTGAAGGTGAAGTTCAGGTTGGTGGGGATCAGGCTGGTGTCCTCCGTGGCGGTTGTCATGGCCTCATTCCACATACCCATGGTCTTGGCGTACATACCCGCCACCATGTTGGCGAAGAAAACGCCGAAGTCCATGTTCGTGCCCACCAGCTGCATCCACTTGGCGGTGATCCAGCAGCTCTTGGGGGTGGGGTTCAGCGTGTAATCGCGGGAATAGAAGCGGTTACGCGGCACGCTGCGGCTGGCGCCCCAGCTGGAGTCCTGGAAAACGGGGATGTCGTTGCTTCCGATGCTCACGGCGTAGGTCTGGCCCAGCTCGATCTCCACGGTCTCGGCGAAGTCGCTCAGCGCCTCGGAGTACACGGCGGGCAGAATGGGGATGATGACCTCCTGCCAAATGCCCTGCAGCACGGCGTAGAACCGGGCGTTGCCGTAATACTCACCGCCATTGCGCTTGAACTCCTCCCAGCTCTCGGGGGCCTTCTTGCCGGTGCTGGCGCAGGCCAGCTTGGCGGCGTACAGCAGGCTCTCCCGCTGGAACTGCTCGTTCAGCTGCTTGTAGCCCCGGTCGTTCATGGTGCGCTGCACGGGGGTGTTCTGTCCTTTGGCGCTCAAAAGGGCCATCTTGCCCTTCAGGGCGTGTTCATAAAACAGCACGCGGCCCTTGGCCACGATGTCCTCGCGCTGGTCGTTTCCGTTGATGGCGAAAACCTCATTGGAAACGCTGTTCAGGTTCAGCTTTGCCATTTCTTACTCACTCTCCTCTCTTGTCACGCGGTCACGGTGCTGACCTTGCAGGCCCACACGTCGTAGTACACAAAGCTCTGCCCGGCGCCCTCGGTGAATTTGCCGGTGCCCTTCAGCTTGAAGTAGATGGCGCCGGTAGCAGTGGGGGCGGCAGCGGCGGGCACCAGCAGGCCGTTGGCGATGGTGAAGATGGTGTTCTCGCCGATAGCGGTGCTCAGGTTGCCCTCACCGAAGCGGTAGGCGTGCTTGCCGTCAAACACGATCTCGGTGAAGGTGCCGTCCCGGCCCGCAGGAACGCCCAGCCCCAGCGTGGCGGTGCCCACGGCGTAGTTGTTGCCGTTGCGTCCGCCCAGCATGGGCCACTCGTAGGTGTTGCAGGCGTACACGCCGGTGTCGGCGTTGGCGGCAGCACCCGCAGCGTTCATGTAAAAGGCGTTCTCGTTCTTGATGCCCTTGAAGCCCGCACAGGGCAGCTGCTCGCCGCGCACCACCAGCAGGCCCGCAGAGCAGTCCGCATCCGCATCGGACACCTGATAGCGTCCCGTGATGTTGCACAGTTCGTTGTACTCGTTGTTGGTGATCCGCGGCTCAAACGCGGTTTTCTCAATGTATGCCATGTTTGTTCACTCTCCTTTTCGTTTTACTTGCCGGCGTCGATGCCCCACTTGTTCAGCAGAGCGTCCACACCCTCGCTTCCCTCGCCGCTGTTGCCGGCGATGTGCTCCCAGGCATAGGTGGTCTTGCGCTTCTGTGCGCTGCGTTTGTCGCTCTCCATCACGGCCTCGCCGCACACGGCCAGCACCGCCTCGCGCACCAGTTTCTCGCCCAGCCACGCGCCGTCCTTGTCGCAGCTGTTGGCGTACAGTCCTGCCTCGATGTTCTCGTTCACGGCCTTGATGGCGTCCTCCGCCACCTTTTCCTCGCGGTTGGCGTTGAAGGCGTCCAGCGTTGCCTTGGCGGAAGCCTTGCAGGCGCTCAGCCGGCGCTTGCTCTCAGCCTCCTGCATGGCGCTGATCTGCTCATTGGCGGCTTCCAGCTTGGCGTTCAGGCTCTTCACATCACCGTCGGTCTCCTTCACGGAGGCAACGGCGTAGTCCACCACGTCCGCCACATCGGCGTTCAGCTCCACCTCGCCCACGCTCAGCACGATGTGCGCCGCGCAGGGCATGATCTTGCTGGCGATCACCTCTCCGTTGTCGTCAGCGTTAAAGGTGTAGCCGAAAAGATTGCCGGAAGCGTCCAGCAGCGCCACGTTCAGCCCGTCCTCGCTCATGGAGAGCACCTTGTGGTTGGGGAACTTGGTCTGCATCTGCTCCATCGCTCTCTTGTTCATGTTGCTTTTCACTCCTTTTTTTGTGTTTTTGTCGGGTTCCTTGCCGTCGCTGCCTTCTGCGGCTGTGTGCAGCGACGCGGCCCGCAGCTTCAATTCCTTAAATTCCTCCTGCATGGCCGCCAGCTTTGCGATGCTCGCACCCGGTATCGCCGGGTTTACCCTGTCGCCCAGAATGGTCACGCCTATGCCCGACCATTTGGTAAACACGTCCACATCGCCCTCTTTGTGGCTCTCCGACACCATTGTCTCGGCGGAAACGTCCATCGTGCCCTGTTCCACGATCTTCCGCGTCAGCTCCGGGGCGTAAAAAGCAAATAGCCGTCCCTTCGCTCTGAGCCATGTATGACCGCCCCTCTCCACAAGGGTAAAGTCCTTTTCGTCATCGGACAGCGTTCCCACGATGCGCTCGGCCGTCCCCTCCATAAAGGATTGGTACTCCTCCCCGGTCTTGGGATCCCGGCGCTTGCTCATGTTGTGTCCGTCCCCCACCTGCTGCCCCACATAAGCGATCAGGATGGGCTGCCCGATGAAGGTCTTGTAGTACTTGTCCAGATTCTTGTACGACCAGTTGTTGCGATTCAGATCCTCTCTCATTACCCAGAGTTCGACTCCAAACTCGTATTCACTGAGTCTTTGCAAGACCTTGAGTGTGCCTGTCGCAGTGGTCTTTTGGGGAATTTGTTTTGTTTTGATTCCCATGTCACTCCCTCCTATGGATTTGCTTGTTTGCCGCCTGCTCCTCCCATGTTGCCCAGCGGACATTCCCCGGTTCGTAGTCACCATCAACATTGATTCTGTCAATGGTCATCCCCGGTTCTCCGTAGTGCGGCAATCTGCAAACGTAGTCGTAAAACGCTTCAAAACTGTCGTGCCACTCTTTACAAACCCGGATGCCTCTACCGCCATACCACTTGTACCCAGCGGCGTTCGGGTTTCCGCAGCGTTGTTTTATCCCGCACCACACGCCGTATATCTTTTCGGCAGACATTCCGTGTGTGGTAACTCTCTCTGCCGTCAACCGTGTCTCAATGCTCTTGCATCCGCAGCTCTGCGATGTCCCAAAATTCAACGCACCGGTATGGACTACCGAAGTCCGTCCGCAATCGCAAATACAGTTCCATGTGGAGTTTCCTGCGTAAGAAAGAACCATCAGGCGTCCAAAACGCCTACCTGTCAGATTTTCTTTAGGCCCCTGCTCAATCTTTGCGTTACGCTGCAATCTTTTTGCATCGCATCCGCAAGAGCGCGTCCCTCCGCTGGTCAGGCTATCTGTTCGCACAACTTTTTCTGTGCCGCACTCGCACTCACACAACCAGTGTTTTCTGTCTACAGGACTAATCAGCGTCCAAAGCCCATAGCGCTCTCCCGGCACATTCTTTCTCGGTCTGCCCATATTCAATTACCGCCTTTCGTAATCAGCCTTCTTTTCAAAACAAGGGGAAGGCGGCAAGGCTAACCGCTTTTCGGGAGCTACCCTATCCCCATGTTTTTCACTCTCCGTCGTCTGCAAAGAGGTTTCGACACCAGTTGTCGAAAGTCGCTCTGCTCATGCCGCCGTTATCGAGCATCGTCCAGGCATCCAGCAGCTTGCGCCTGTCGTCGGTGTTAACGATCTGCAGCTCCTCCGCCTTCAGGGAAAGCGCGTTGAACTCCCCATCCGCCGTGGCGCGGATAAATCCGCCCAGTGCCTCGTTTACACCGTCCACAATGGCCACGCACACCTCGAATACCCGATCCAGGTCGTTGTCAAAGTCCTCGTCCAGCTCCGGCGTACCCGGGTACATCAGCCGCAGGTGGTAGTCGTGGGGTATCTCCGCAAACTCGTCTATCCGCTCAGGCTGCTTGTGCTCCAGTTTGTGTATGGCATCCGACAGAAACGGCATACCCATGTCGCACAGCACCCGGTCCTTGATGTCCGCAAACCACTTTTCCGCATTGCCGTATGCTTCCATCACCCGGCGCATCGGCTCCCGCATAGGCGCGAACCGGGGGTTATCCCAGCTGGCGTATTCCTGTGCTCTCATGTCCTCACTTCCTCTCTCCGAAAAATGAAAATGAGGCCGCAGCCGGTGTTTTCCACCGGCGCAGCCCCATTTGGCTTTCCCCGCAGCCCCTTTGCCGCGGTTATCCACTTTTCACGGCCATTGCGCCTACCTCAATACCCCGCGCATCCGCGCAAGCCTTCGGTCACAGCAGCCGCATTCTCCGTTTTCGTTCCCCACTGTCGCAGGGGCTCTCGCCGCCCTATCGGTCTGTCGGCATCGTCATTGCCGTGCCTTTCTTTTTCTTCACCGTGTGTACGGTGTGTGCCTTTATGGCCAGTCCCTCCGCCGTCCGGCGTATCTCCACGTCGTTCCCCCGGGCCAGCTCCCGGTTGATCTCGTGCAGGTCGTCCGCCGTCAGTATTGCCGTCATGCCCATTTCTTCTCAGCCTCCCGCGTCCGCTGACGCTTCCTGTCCCTCGGTCCCCGGCGCCCCTTCCGATGCCGGTCTCCCTCCGGGGTTCATGTCGTGTGCCGCCTGCGGCGGCAGTCCGCTTTCACTCTGCTTGGCGTTGTAGCTGGTCACAAGGGGCAGCCGCAGGTCCATAATGCCGCTTTCCTTCACCGCACGGCTGATGGCCATGTCATCCATCACGCTCATGTCCAGCATCGCCATGTAAAGCATGGTCTGGGGCAGTATGCCCAGCGTCATACCCTGTATGGCGTTTTCAAAGGTTTTTTCGTCCTCCGCAATGTTGCCAAACATGGCAAATCTCCATGAATATTTCAGGTTCAGCCCGTCCATAATGCCCTGCATCATGCGCTCATAGCACCGGTATATCTGCTCGGCGAACTTGCTCTCTATCTGCAAGCTAATATTCGCCACGCCCGCCCGCGGCTCGTCGCTGGTGGGTATCAGTGCGCTCAGTCCCGCCTTCGCCATGGTGTAGCCGTACCCTGCGGAGCTTATCTTCGTGGCGCTGGGCGTCTCGGCCAGCTGGTGCAGCTCCATGTTCTTCAGCGGCGCGGCGTACCAGCCTATGCCGCTGGTGTTGTTCTCCGCCAGCTCGTTGTAAAACCGCGTGCGGAAAAGCTCCCACCCAGCGTTGCTCAGCTTGTAGCTGTCCGACTGCTGCCTCGTGCTGTTGTCGTCGTATTCGATCTCGCCCGTCAGCAGAGAGATCAGCGGGTTCTGTACCAGTTCCAGCTGTATCTGCTCATACTGCGCGATCTGGATAAACGACAGGAAAAGTCCCGTCAGAGGCGATACAACCGCCGTCTGCGCGTCATCTATCTCGAAAGGATATACGGCATCCACCGGCAGCGTCACCCAGTAGCACCATTTTCCGTTCTGATAGTACACGTCCGGGTCTCCCGGCAGCACGCCGCCTCCCTGCTCCGCTGCCGTTTTCAGCTCGGTAAAGCGGTTCATATTGATGGTGTTCTTCGCCGCGTATACATACCGGGTGCCCGCGCCCTTGGGCGGTCTCGCCGCCACCTGGGTGAATATGCCCCAGTAGGGCTTAAACAGGTCTCCGAACTGCGCCGGCTCACATCCTGGCTTCAGAAAGTACATCATGTTAAAGGCCACGGTGTACTTCGACACGCTGTTGAACCCCACGATCTTTATCCAGTCGCTGGGCAGCTGCTGCATAAAAGCGTAGTTCACCTTGTTGTGGGGCTTGTCCACACTCACGCGGGGGTAGTAGAATACCTTTCCCTCCTGCACCGCCTGCCCTGCCAGCTTGTGGGCCGTGGTCTTTACGTCCAGCTTGCGCCGCAGTTTCTCCAGCAGTTTCCACTCCCGCCAGAACTCGTCGTTCTTCGCTGTGTCTTTATCGGTGAACTCCGGTGCGATGTAGCTGTGATACGTCAGCAGATCCTGGTACATTTTACGGGTGTGGAAAAGCGGATAGGCTGTAAATTCCAGCCCGTGCTCCACCTGCCGCAGCCCCTGCTCGTTGCCCAGCGGGGCGGTCAGCATCTCTGCCACCGTATTCTTGGTATAGTCCTCCGGCAGCGAGGAAATGGCCTGCACCCTTCGGTTCTGAATGTAGGGGTTCACCCGTGCCGACTGGCTCATGCTCACCCGGCTGAAGGCGCTGGCCAGCGCCCCTGCCGGCATATTGCCGTACTGCTCCGCCAGCGCGTTGAACCGCTGAAATATCTCCGGGTAGGTGCCGCAGGCTACGCTCTGCAATTCACTTGTCAGGTTCCTCCGCTTCTCCTGCTCCATGCGCCGCCTCCTCGTCTATGCGGGAGCGCTCTTTTTCCAGCTCCCTCTCCCACGCATCCAGCAGCTCGTTCAGCCGCTTCTGCGTGTCAGCCCTGTTCTTTTTCACCCCATCCGCCAGCGCCGCCGCGATGCAGTCCGCCAGCCACAGCCGGTCTCGCTCCGTCAGGCGCTTCAGGTCCGCGCCTTTGATCTCCACCGTCTGCATTTTCTTCGGCGCCGTAGTGCGGTACAGCAGCATATACCCCGCCGTTATCCGTACAAAGCGCTCCTTTTCCGCCAGCGCCACCGTTTCGCCTGTCACCCGCGCCGCGTACAGTCTGTACTTCCTTGCCGCCATTTCAGCATATCCTCCCGCCGCGCCGCGCCGTCACCGTGCGGCCTCCCGCGCCGGCTGCCGCCGCTCTGTGCGGTGCCGCGGCGCGGTTTTTGTATTTTGCCAGCTCCGCGTCCCAATCGCTCTTATGCCGCACCGCCTGCGCCAGTTCCTCTCGCTCCAGTATCTGCGCCACCCGCAGCGCATATTTCAGTGCCGACCATATATCGCGCTGTATGTGCTTGCTTATCCGTTCTTCCTTTTGGGTCGTGCCGCTGGCCACCTTTTTCAGGTTCTGTATCTGCCCCACCAGTTCCCGGGTCTTTATGTAGGGGTCTGCCAGCATGGCATCCATGCTGTCGTCCTTGATCCTGTGGTACTTCTTGTAGTTTTCCACGCCCTCGTTCACATTAGAGCACAGCAGCTCCACATTCCGGTTCTCAAATTGCAGCTCCGCGTACCGCACCATCTCCGCGTCCGGATCCGTCACGCCCGCGCCGCCCGCCTTGATGGGATACAGGCACGGCACGGCGTTCTCCTGCTCCAGCTCCGTAAAACTGGCGTGGTTCCGCACGCACAGCGGCGCAAGGCCGTCACCAAGGTCCATCATCAGGTTCTCCACCACGCTGGTGCCGTACTGCCATGCGTCTATTGCCAGGTATGTCGCGGCACCTCCTTCGCAGCAGAAGCGGCTCCACACGTCCTTGATCCGCTGCGCCTGCATCATGCTCTTTACCGGTGGGTTCCAAACGTCCACATACACCACCTGCTTCAGGTAACGGTCCCGCTTCAGCCAGTCCGTTTGACGTGTGCATTTCAGCACCACGCAGGCGCATTTTGCGTTCTTCTTGTCGTCAGCGTAGGATACGTCGTACCCTACGATATAGATCACGTCCTCCGGCTTCAGCTTGTTGCCTATGTCGTAGGCGCAGTGCCGGTTCTCCGCGATCATCAGCTTGCGGCACTCTGTCAGCACCTCGTCCCGCACGATAGGATTGCTGTCCGCCCCGGTGTAGCGCGATTCCATTTCGCGCATCCACCGCTCCGGCGTCAGTTTTGTCCGCAGTTTCTGCGCCCAGGAATAGGGCCGCATCTGCTGCAGTACCACGCACTCCCACGATATGTCATAGGCATAGGCGCTCTCGCCCGCCAGCATGGCTTTCATGTTCTCGCACCGCGTATCGTAAGCATGGTTCTGCTTCCGCCCCGCGCTGGTAATGGCGTGATCCTTGTAGGGGATATAGTTGGGGTCCGGCTTACCGTTTACATTGTGCGTCAGTCGCACAGCCGGCAGCACCACCGTCGTGTATTCCGCGAAGTCGAACGCCGGATTTTCTTCCTGTGCGTACTCCTCCGCCGTCACGTCGTGAATGTTGTCACCGCGCATGGCGGATATGTAAAAGGCGCTCCCGCAGTCGGTCTCTATCTTGAAGTCGTCCTTACTCTCCGCCGTCACCCGCCACTGCTTCGCCAGTGCCGGGTAGTCGTGCTCCGTCTGCCGGTATGTCTTGCTGCCTATGGTTGCCATTTGGCGGTATGACGGTCCATAGTATGCGCTCTGCACACCGGGCCACACCAGCCCATTCAGCTCCGCGTATTTGAACTTCGTGCTGGTTTTTGTTACGCCTCGCGTTCCAGTGAAAGAAACAGAAGCCTTGCGGGCGTATACCCGCACCATCACCCGCTGCAGCAGTTCCTCGTTTGCAAAGTCCGCCGTCGGGCTCCTAAATATGTCCAGTGCCTTATCCGGGTAGAATCGGCACACCCATACCAAAAATGCCCAAAAGGCATCCTCATAGTTTTCGTAGCTGCGCTCCTGTGTGGGCTTTTTTGTCACCCAGCCAAGACCGGCCACATACGCTTTACCCGTTCGCCTCGCCATCGGTGTTCACATCCTCTGCGTCCGCTTTCGGCTTACCCGGCTTTTTCTTCTTTTTCACCGGGCGCATCCGCACCAGCCCCAGCTTTTCGTAGGCTTCCTTCTCCGCCTCGTTGGGTTCCTCTGCAAACTCGCCCAAATTGTCCTCCAGCCGCATCTCGTCCGGCAGCTCTGTCAGCTCCGGTAGTCCGTCGTTCTGCCGCATCCGGTTTTCGTTTATCAGTATCATTTGGTCGGCAGCATCCCGCGTGTAGGGGTATTTGCACGGCCGGCCGAAAAATATACGGAACGCCTCGTCCGGTTCGCAGGGCTTCCCGTTTTTCAGCAGTCCTGCCCGCTCCAGCGCCACCACCATGTTGTCCAGCCGCAGGTCCTCCACCGGTTTTGTGTCTTTCTTTCGCAGGTTTTCCGATGCCAGGTTTTCCTGTATCATGCTGGATAGCTTCTTGGCCTTGTCTATGGCGCCCATCTCCGCGGCGTCGTTCATCTGCTTTGTCCACTTTGCCACGTTCCGCAGGATCAGCTGCTGCTTGGCGCTCACCGCCTGCTCTCCGCCGAAATCGGCGCACAGCGCGTTGTAGATCCGGTCAAACTCATTGTAGTCCTCGCTGGTGTATGGCACTTTTCCCGTGCCCTCGCCCCAGTCTGCGGCCTGCCGCTTGGTGCCCTGCCTGCCATCCCGTGCGCTTTTCTCCGCGCTCACCGCCTTGGTGAAGTTGCCGTTCTCCAGCCCCTCTCCGAATATCTTGGTGATGTCCGTCAGCCCGTCGAGAAAGCCCAGTTCTCCGCCTCCCGGCGTCCGGTCCAGCTTTTTCTTTGCCAGCTTATCGCAGTAGGTCGTCCACTTGTTTTTGCTCCCGCTTGCCGGCAGCGCGTTCATGTCAAAGGGCTTGTTGAAGCGTATGCAGGCATAAAAATAAGCCAAACTCTCCCCCACCGCATCATTAAGCTGGTCGTAATACGCCTGCTGCTTTTCCGCGTCCATAGGTAAAAGTTCGGCCATCCTGCGCTCCTTTCGGATAGTAAAAATGGTACAAAAGAGAATTATCCACTCTCTCGTGTACCATTTTCGCAGGTTTTCCGTCATGTGAGGGACTTTTAAGTCCCTTTCCAATTTTTTTATTCGCGGCCTAAAAGATAGTCCACCGTCACTTCGAAATAGTCCGCCAGCACCTCCAGCGATGAGGCTTTCGGCTCCATCTCCCCCTCCTCGTACCGTCGTATCATGTGCTGGCTCAGTCCGCACAGCTCCGCCAGCACCCGGCGCTTGATCTGCCGTCTTTCCCGCAGTGCCCGCAGTCTTTTAGGGAATAATTCGTTTGCCGCCATCTCACTGCTCCTTCGCGTCCGGCAGTTTTACTGCTTCCAGCAGCATCTGCGCCTCCGTATTCGATATGGGAAAGCCCACGCGCTTGCGCCGCTGTATGCTCTTGATCCTGTCCGCCAGCGCCCTCTCCTTTGTCTTGAAGAACGGGCATTTCCCATTCGCGCTGCACACCAGCTCCCGCAGTCCCGCGCACTCGTTTTTCATGGGTATGTACAGGTCGCACCCGCCCTTTGGGCGGTACGGTCCCTGCGGCGGCGATGCCTTTCTCCCTATGTTCACTCCTCGCGCCACCCCTCTCTCCACAAATACGCGCTGCCCGCGACCAGAAACGCCATATCCGCTGCCACCACCACCATGCACAATACGCCCACGAGCGTTTTATATACACCCGCCGCCATCAGCAGCGCCAGCACTGCCGCCAGCAGCAGCGCCAGCAGTATGTACACTACCGCCCAGCGCCGGCATTTATTTTTATCCTTCATGCGCTCACCCTCTTTCTTTTCGCAGTACCCGCAGTGTTCCGCGCATCAGCGTCGCATCCTCCGCGCCCGGTATCCCCTCCATCGCTTTATACAGCGTCGGTTCCTCCTCTCGTGACACTTCTTTCCACTCTATCAACCCCACCTTATCCGCCGCACAGCCCACAAGCGTAAGGTTGTCCATTTTGAAGCGCTCATTCTCTTGCCCACCGGCGAACTTCCAATAGCGGCACGTCAGTTCTTCTGTGGTGTAGCTTTCCGCCGCAGCCACAGGACGGGGCTGCACCTCGTCCATGAGCACACCGCCCAGTTTATGTATCAGCTTCCGCCGTAGTCTTTCAGTCCAGTTCAATGCTGCCCTCCTTCCACCCCTCCGGCACGATAAATGCCCCTGTCTCCTTGCACACCGCCGCCCCATCGTCCGCTATGTTCTCCGGTTTCAGCGACATCATCTCCGCCTTGTCCTCCGAGGCGATCACACCCACGTCCGCCTTGGGCGTCAACAGCTGAACGTCCAGGTCGCGGCCCGTCACCAGCACCTGCGCCATGCCCTTCTGCGCGTACCCGATGGCCGGCGACAGGTCCACCATCCGGCTCTCCTCATAGGCTTGCAGCCTTACATAGTTGACCACCGCGCTGGTGTATGCGCCCACGTTCATGCTGCTGTCCGCGGCCACGTCCAGCACCTTCCGGTAGTTCCTTGAGTCGCCCTCTTTTTTCAGCATATCTATGGTGTAGCGTATGCACCTCTCCACGTCGCGCCAGTCGCTCATGCCGAACTTCTCCGCCACCTTTTCGTACACGCCGCCCTTCTTCGTCCACTGTATCGGTCTTTCCACGGCGCCCTCCAGCACCAGCCGTACCGCCTCCACCGTGTAGTCGAAGCCTGCCAGGTCCTCCCTCACGCCCATCGTCCGCAGTGCCTTTATGGCGTATGCCTCATATTTGCTGATGGTTTTCATGTGTTATCTCTCCTTTTCCGGTTTCTCTTCGTAGTATTCCGCCAGCACCAGTTCTTCGTCCCGTATCTGGCAGTGTATGATGCCGCACTTCCGGCACTTCCGGCTCCGCAGATCGAGCCATGCGTCCTCCTGCACCGTTTCGCCCCACTCATGGCGGCAGCCGTACACTTTTTTCAGGAACTCCTCGTACTCGCTTCCCAGTGCGTCCTTGCTGCCCACAAAGCGGTCATATTCCTTCAGTTCCTCCGGTGCCACGCTCTCCCGCGATGGCAGAATCCTTTTCAGCAGTTCCAGCGGCGCGTACAGCACCGCTTTCGGCGCATGGTTATTTCCGTTCTCCACGCCTCCTGTTCAGCTCCTTTCCGCACATGATCTGCACGTCCCTTGTCCACGCGCACAGGTGCTTATACCGGCACTCCTCCGGGCATCGCGTCGTCCCCGCGCAGCCCATATACTGGTGCATCTTCACCCGCATAACCGTTACCACGCCGTTCCACCTCTCCAGTTCCGTGTCTCCCCACCTTGCGGGGTCAAATGCCATCATGTGTGGTGTCTCCTCTCCGTCCATCCGCGCCCCGCAGCCGGGGCAGAACCTCTCGTGCCCATCTCTGGACACTTCGCTGCACGCCGAGCACTCGTAGTGCCCTATGCTGCACTCCTTGTCCGCCCAGTCCTTGTGACAGTGTTCACAGAATGCCTCCCCGCATATCTGGCACTCCGGTCCGTTGTGGAACCCATAGTCCAGCCTCCACTCATCTATCTCGCCGTGACTGTCCCTATACCATAGGTGCTTTTTGGTGAATACCCATTTGGCACGTTTTATCTCATCCATTTTCGGCGTTCTCCTTCTTCCAATTCTTCCAGTTGCTTCCCCCTCCCGCTGCGTGCCACACCGGCGGTTTGTACGACGTGCCGCACTTGCTGCACGTTATCCAGCTCTCCCCCGGCTTCTGCGCGTCCGGGTATCGTCCCGGGCTTTGGCTCTCCGGTGTTCCGCACAGCGGGCAGCATATCCCATATCCCTTCGCGTATTTCAGCGTGATCTCCGCCATCGCTCCGTACCTCCTCAATAATCCGTGACCACGACCGGCAGCCGCCTGAATGGGTCAAACACCACCTTGTCAACCTCGAATGGCTTTACATCGTCGTACAGCTGGCCGAACCTCTTAATAGCCTGTTTCTTTGTCCAGCAGAAGCAGTATGCTACATCGTCTGTAAATTCGTGGTCCTCCATTTGTGAAGCACGGGTGAATATCCAGCAGAACATTACTCCGCCCCCTCTTTTCTCTCGCCGTAGGAGCAGAAATCGTCATACCCGCTGGCAACCATCCGGCAAGAGTATGTTTTGAACTTCCGACAGTCCTTGCATCGCACCACCTCTACCGCATCCACCGTCGGCGCATTGTCTATGTCCTCTGCATCTACATAGTCAAAACACCGTTCATTCCCCCAATATTCTTGCCTCTCCAATTTGTCAGCGTCGATTAAACGTGACATTTCAAATTCCTCCCTTTGTTACCTCTTTCCAATTTTCTAACCGTTCCATCATTTCATCGCCTCCAATGCTTTCTCCGCTTCCTTCGCTGGGGCGTTTAACCAAGCTAAGATGTCCGAGTAATCCTCAGAAAAATTCAATTCATCTTCAAACCCAAGATTTTTGTACAACATCCTGCAAAGCTCTTTTTGGCTATCGTAAATCTGTTTCGCTAACTGCTGATTTGTCGCATTCCGTATACGGTCTGCGTTGGTAATGGTGCTTGATGGCTTATTGGGCAGCACCACCACGCGCCCGTCCTTGTCGGCCTCGGCCAATTTCCGTAGGCGATTGATGCCAATTCCGTAAGTTCTGGCTATTGCTTTAACGCATCCGGCTTCGATTTCCAGTTTAGACCTTTCAACTTCCTCCGGCGTCAGCCCCGTGTCCTCGTATGCGGCAAGGCGGTCTTTGCACATATTCCGGCAATACATCGCCGTGCATTCTTCCATAGGTTTCCCGTGCTTTCTCATCCAACTTGCCTTACAGTCCTCGCATCGCATAACTGCCTGCCCATCATCCAACCGCTTTGTCAGTCGTTCCATCGTGTTCCTCCTTCACCGCCACAGCCTTTGCCAGCTGTGCCATGCCCTGCTTCATGTCCTCTATCTGCTTATCCCGCCGCGCAATGGCGTCCTTCAGGCTGTCGTTTGCTTTCATCAGTGCCTCGATGTGCCGCTGCTGGTTCTCGATCAGGTCGGCGGCAGCGTCGTTTTTCTTCTGACTGCAATCGTTGTTGGGGCTGCTCATACCGAAAAACGCGCAATTCCCCCTGCAATCCACTTCCGGGCTTGCACAGCACCGCAGCGCGGTCACGATCTCCTCTCTTGTCATGTCATTCCTCCTCGCCAAATGGCAATCATGCTGGGAAACGGTGCCGTTCCCATCGGCTTGCCGTCCAGCTCGAATTTCAGCCTACCACGCAGGAAGCGGATCTCTGCCTTGCCAAGAATATAGTCGTGAAAGCTGGCTCTGTCAGTCCGGGCGGGGATCAGAAGCACCACCGTTGTCCCCGGTTTCTGTCCTTCGCGGTAACACTTCTCCGTCCACAGTCCGGTTTCCTTGCTCCCGTAGGGCGGGTTACAAAACACCGTTTCGCCCTCCCAATTTTGCCGCAAACCATCATCGCTTTGCGTGAAATACCGCGCGCACTTGTGGTTTTCATCACTGGCGGCGGCATCCAGCGTGAAATGGAACTCCGCGTCCAGCTCGTCAAACAGCTTTTGCGGCGTTTCCCAGAAATTCTTATCGCTGGAAAACAAAGCGTCGTTCACCATGTCATTCCTCCCCAAACCATTTCTTTGTGACCGCGATGGGAAACGGCTCGATCTCGCTTGCCCACCGCGCCGTGCCTTTGCCATGTATCCGTTCCCAGATCAGCGGGAAACCTGCGATGCCATCAAATAAACTACCCAGCGTTGCGTCCTCCGGCAAATACCGCGCCATGCGCCGCAGCATCCAGTCCCAGAAGGGCAGGGCGATGGAGTTGCCCAGCGCCTTGTACCGTGGGCTGTCCGCGTCCTTGTGCTTCTTGCCCTTTTCGTCTATCCATTCGCCGATGTCCGTCCAGTGGTCAGGGAAACCTTGCAGCCGTTCGCATTCCATCGGCGTCAGGCGGCGCACGACCATGTGTGTGATGGCAAGGTCTGTGCTGTCCTTAAAGTCCCGTTGCTTGCAACTGCTTGCAACCTCGGCGGCGCGGTAATCTCCAAAACCATTCATCTGGTATGTCAACGGCACTTGGTTTCCGCCTGTTCCCATTCGCGCCTGTAACGCCGGGACCTGCTCTCCGCACTCGCGGATGACGTCACAGGCGTGTGTCATGTCCAGCGCCACGCACGGCACATGGGCGTTCGCGTTCAGTGTGTGGCACGGTTTGCCGAACTCAGGCTGACTTCCGTTCTCCTTGCTGGTGATCTGCGTGGTGTCAAATGCCATCGCCGCCGGAGCCACCACAGCTGGTTTATTCCCGCCGCACTCGGCGTTCAGTGTAGGGGACAGTTCCTCTTGATAGCCGATGCTCCGCGCCTGTTCACTGTTGCCCAGCTTAAAACCGGCGCATACCACCGGCTGGTTGTTCCCGCTCATGCCCGCCGCTGCGGTCAGTGTGGGCGCGCGGTCGTCTGTCCGCAGTTCCGCGCCGCCCTGCTGTGTGGCCATGCAGAATATCGCAGGATTATTTACCCCTCCGCCAATGCCGCCTTGCAGTGTGGGAGATTTTCCGTTTGTGTCAAAAATGCGCTTGCTTTGGCAATCCCACGGAGTTATACAACTTTGGAAAATTGTCTGATCGTTTCCCGTACCCAGCGTTCCGCTTTTCTCCGTCTGCACTAACGCGCCTTTTCCTCCTCCGTCACAGCCCCCCCTGATGCGGACTGCATACGATGTTGGGGCCTCTGTCGGCGCATGGGCTTCCGTCCGCTCTTGCGGTGAGGCTCCTTGCGACTGCCGGATTAAAACCGCTTTCAGCAGCTTCGGCAAATCCTTCCCCCGCCTCTCCGCTCTCCGCAATATCCCCTGGCAGGCTTTTGGAGTCAAATTGTATTTCGGATGCGGTGTCTCCTCCAAAATCTGCGACAACCGAGATACGACGGCGGCGTTGGGGCACTCCCCAGTATTGCGCGTCGTGAGTTCGCCACACCACGCTCCATCGTCCTCCCACTTCATCGTGATACCCTCCCCAGGTAGGCCAGCCCTTTTCAGGCACTTCAATACCGGGGGCTTCCGGCTCGACGATTTTGATGATCTCTTCGAGCACGGCTGCGAAGTCTTTTCCTTTGTTGCTGCTAAAGGCGCCGACCACGTTTTCCCACACGAGATACCGAGGTCTAACCATGTCACCTGTCCGTCCATTCCTTTTGTCCGCCTCCCTCATTTCTTTTACGATACGTACTTGCTCCATAAACAGGCCGCTTCGCGCTCCCGCCAAACCGGCGCGTTTCCCGGCGATGGATAGATCCTGGCACGGGCTGCCGCCGGTGATGCACCACACCGGTTCGATCTCCGCACCGTTTATCTTGCAGATGTCTCCCAAATGCTTTATCTCAATCGCCTCCTAATCTCCAAACACAACGCCGCACTCGTCCTTCAGCACGTCCTTGATGTGCTTCCGCTCGATGCGGCCCTCGTTTATTTCCTCCGCCAGCTTCTCCAGGCACTCGTACAGATACGCGATGCTCTGCGTGTCCCGGCTGTCCGATGTCTCCTCTAAGACGTGCCAGCCGCATTTGTCCATCAGCACCATCGCCACCATGTCCATGTTCTCCCGTGTGCCTTGCAGCTTGCCCCGCATGAAGATGCGGTCGTCTCTGCTCAAATGCTGTTTACCCATTCCCGTCGTCCTCCGAAATGTGCACCACCTCATAGCACCCGAACCGTCCGCCGTTTCGGTACGCCTTGCATATCGCGCTTCGTGTGCTGGCGTAGGATCTCCCGGACCGATGTGCCAGCTCCGCCGTGGTGGTGCCCCACCAGCGGGGCAGGCGGTATTTGTCCCGCGACACGATCATATACACCGTCGTCATGGCCTTACACCTCACCGCACCGGCGCAGGCGCAGACTGTCCGCCAGTTCCCGCGCTGACTGCTTCCGCTTGCGCTTCCGATCCCGCGCCTGCTCCCAGCAGTTGCAGCACTCCGGGTACGGGCAGTTCATGCACTGGTCTATGCGCCCCTGCGGCTCATGCTGGCTGTCCTCCACCGCGCCGCTCAAAAATCGTCCTGTCTCTCCGCAATGTTCCTGCCGCCGGCTCTCCGCCGCGGCATCCACCGTCAGCCATGGTGCCTTGGCGCTGCCCAGGCTCCGCATAAATGCGCCGACGCTCATCGTTCCCTGCATTGCGTACATGATGTTCTAAACCTCCCTCACCGTGATGCCGTGGAAATACAGCATCATCTTCCTTTTCATCACAAATAGCCTGTATAAGGCGTTTCCGGTATCACGAAGGCCCTTGCTGTCCTCCACCACCGTCTCGCCGCCCTGCTCATATACGAAGTCGGCCACGTACTCTATGCTTTTCTCCTTCGTGCCGTCCTTGTGTACCTGCTTCGGTATCAATTCGTACTTTACCTGCGTCCGCAGACCGGATATTTCGCCGGCTCTCTGCATCAGCCAAAGGTCCATGTACCGCCGCGCCTCCCGCTTGCTGTCGAAGTGCATCAGTGTGCCGTCCGGCATGGTCAAGTCCACTTTCTCGGCGTGGAGCTTGTTGCCCTTTTTCGGCTTTGCGGCCTTTTCCGTCTCCTGTGCTGCTTTCTGTGCCGCCTGCTGCGCCTGTACTTTTTGCAAGATTTGCGCCTGTGCCCTCTGCCCGAAGCGGCCTATATCCTCCATTGTCAATCCCATCGGTTCAGTCCCCCTCCGCCGTGCCCATTTCCAGCCGTCGCCTCCGTGACCGCTGGTGGAACTTGTCCGTTGGCTCATCGTTGTCTGTCCGATAGCTCATTTCCGTAAAGGTCATCTTCGACCCGTCGAAATAAAAATTCACGTCCCCTGTGCGGCCCCTTCGGTTCTTTGCCACCGTGCAGCCCACCTGTGTGTCGTCCCCCGGATCCGTTTTCCAAAGGAATATGACCTTCACCGCGTTCTGCTCCAGTTCTCCGCTGTCGCGCAGGGAGTTCAGCTTCGGCTTGTCCGTTTCGTTCACCGTGCGGCTCAACTGCGCCGCCGCCACAATGGGTATCTCCAGCTCCGACGCCAGCAGCTTCAGCTCCCGGCTTATGCCGCCCAGCTCCAGGTTGCGGTTCTCAGCTTTCTTGTCCTTTTCGCCGATCATCAATCCCAGATAGTCCACCACGATCATTTTCAGGTCGTCTATGCCCAGCGCCAGTTCCCGTATGCGGCTCACCGTCACATCCGGGCCGTCGTAGAAGTACACCGGCAGCCGGCTCTCCCAGCTTGCCGCCTCAGCCACGCTGGCCCACAGGTCCTCATCCTCCGGCATCCCGTCAATGAGCTGGTCCATCGTCACGCCGTCTGCCCGCTTGGCCAGCAGTCTCTCGCCCACCTCTCCGGCCAGCATCTCCGCCGTGATGTGCAGCACCGTCTTGCCCTTCATGGCGGCGGCTTCCGTCATCTCCATGCACATGGCGCTCTTTCCGCAGCCCGGTCTCGCTCCCACAAGGATCAGCTGCCCCGGCCACAGCCCTTTCAGTGTCGCGTCCAGCAGGGGGAAACCTGTGTCTATCCGCCCCTCCTTTTTGCCGCTGATGCTGCTCATGGCCTCGCTCATGGCGTCCGACATGGTTTTCAGCCGTCCGCCCCGGCGTGAGCGCATCTTCTGGTGGCATATCGCCGCCACCGCCGCCTGCGGGTCCTCGTCCGTGGCCAGCGCCTCCATCACCGCCTTGGTGAAGCGGCGCTTCTCCGCCTTCTTCCGCACGATCCCGGCGTATTCCAGCACGTTGGCGCTTGTTGGGGTGATCTCCATGCACTGCAGCAGGTAGTTGCGCGTTTCGCTGCTGTACAGACCCTCCCGCTCCAATTCGCTGGCCACGGTCAACCCATCTATGGGCTTCGCCGCCACGTGCATCCGCCGTATGGCGGTGAATACCTCCTGGTTGGTGTTGATGTAGAAGTCGTCAGCCTCCACCGCGTTCAGCACGTCCTTTACGCACGCCGCGTCGATCAGCATTGAACCGATCACCGCCCGTTCTGCGTCCCCGGAGTAGTCCTGCTGCCACAGCGCTACCTCCGCCGCCGGGGCTTTCTCGATCACGCCTATTTCCATGTGTTCTTCACTCCTTCACCGCGCCCTGCTCCTTCACCATGTCGGCAAATATCTCGTTGAAATACCGCTTCATGTCATAGGTGCTCTGCACTTTCTTTCCCCACCACTGGCTGTTCAGTGCGAAGTACAGCACGTTGTCTATCGTGTCCCACGCCACGCCGTTCTGCTCGTGCAGTTCATTCAGCGCCACGGCCTGCTTCTGCATTTCCGCCTCCGTGGGCTGCGCCCTGCCGGGGTTGTCACGGGCCTTCTCCTGCGCCAGGTACTGCGCGATCTGATAGGCTTCGCTGGCGTGGTCAACAGTGGGAGCGTCGTTTTCAGGGATGAACTCCTGCGTGTAGTTCCCCTCCAAGGTTTTCTGGAAATTGTCCGGGCTTGTAATGAGCCAGTCGAAGCTGGCCACGAAGCCTCGCTTGTTTTTGCCCTTCAGGAACGGGCTGTTCTTCACGTTCTCAATGGCTTTCAGCACACCATCTACGCCGTTTTCCCGGATGCGGGCTTTCAGCGCCCGTCCCCGCTTGGTCTCCGCCGTTACCTTCATCACCTGTGTCAATCCGGTTTCGTTCCACGCTGCCACGATGCGTCGGACATCACTTGTCCGACACACAGGCTCTTTAGAGCCTGTAGATATATCTTCTAACCTATCCTTACCTACACTATCCTCTTCTACCCTAACCTGTGGCAGACAGTCGGCAACCACATGGCAACCATCCGGCAACCACTTGGGTACCACGTTGTACCCGCTTTTCTCCGCCACGTTGTCATCCACCGTATACGCGCCGTTCGCTTCAAGCGTAAGCAGCGATAATTCCTCCTTGAAACGGGTCTGCGTGTACCTGTCTTTTCGCAGTGCGTTCGCCATACGCCAGTGTTTGATGACGATCACGCCATTCTCGAACTGGTAGATATAACGGCATTTCAGCAGGGTTTCGAGATCCGATACGCTGGCGTGCGCCTTAAACATGGAGGCGGAGACTTGGTTGCAAAAACCGTCATCGTCTGCGGCCATCGAGAGGTGAAGGTAAAGAGCTTGCGCGGAGGATGACATTTCCATGAAATGGTCATCATCCGTGACGCTCTTGGTAAACATCCTCCGTGTCGCCATCAGTCCCTCTCCCCCCAGACTTTCAAAAATTCTGTGATATCCGCAGACTTTCCACCATTGTCCTCGTCCTTGCCGCAACCGCAAAGTCCACGCAGAACGCAGCATTTACAGTTGTCCTCATATTGGTCGCTGATGCACTGGCGAATCAGCATTTCCTTTACCTCATGGTCACAACACACAATATCAAAAATGCTGGGCTGTTCGGCGCGTTGCTGCTGCGAGCAGTCCGCTTCCCCAATCTCGCAGAGTTTAACGATGCCTTTGCTGCCCCCGCACGCGCTGTATAGGGGGCACACTTTACAGGTATCGCCCCTTATGCAATCACCGCAAACCTCCAGCATCGCGGCAAATTCTTCCTTCGTGCAGATAATTTTCATGTCCTCTTACCTCCCTCAAATGCCCAGGTCGTAGTCCTCGTCCGCGCCGTCCCGGTCCCAGGGCAGCGGCTCGTCATCCTCCATCTCGTGCAGTGCCGCCGCGCTCTGCTGCGCGGTGTTCTGCGTCCTGCTGGGCTGTCCGGTGGGAGTTTCTCCGGCGCACAGCTTTTCCAGCTGCGGCAGCAAGTCCGCCAGCCGCAGGAATATCTCCACCGGCACCTGCAGCAGCGTTTCCAACGCTCCCAAAGGGATCACATGGTCTGCGCGGAGCTCGCTCCACACCTTTGCCTCGCCGTCCTTGGTGGTGTACGGTTTCTGCCGCCATGTGCCCACCACGCATACCGCATCGCCCTTTTCCAGGCACGCACTCAGCTTCGTGGCGGCGTTATCACCTACGGCGCACACGTTCATAAACTGCTTGCTGTCGTAGCCCATGCCGAACTCCACCTTCGGCAGGTTGTTCTTGGGTATCGCGCCTATCCGGGGATCCCGGCTGACGGAGCCGGTACAGATCATGTACTGGCTTCCGTCAGCCTGGCCCTCTCCGTCCAGACGCTTCCGAACGAATAGAGGCATTACTGCTCGCCCTCCCCAAAGAACCCTGCGGAGTAGTCCTTCGCCTCCGTCTTGCCCTCTGCGGGGCTCTGTGTGCGTTTGCGGGTCGGGGCGGTGTCGTTGCCCTTCTTCGGCTCTGCGGCGCTCTCAGGGGGCGCTGTGTGGCTGGTGGCGGCTGTTTCCTGCTCTGCGGTGGGGGTATCGTCCTCCACCACGTGTCCGGTAGTGGGGATGACCGGCTCAGTTTCCGCGCCGTCCCCCGTGGCCACCACGGTATCGTCGCTGTCCTCGTTGAAGTAGCTGCGTACCTCGTTGCTCAGCGGGGCATAACCGCTGTTCAGCAGCTGGCGCATCATGGTCTTGCGGCACATCTTGTCCTGTCCGCCGTTCACGTCGTACCAGGGCGTACCGTTCAGCAGTTTGGTCTGCTCCTTGGCATCCAGCTCGCCATTGATAAGTGCGTTATACTTATCCAGTTTGAAAGCCGGGGAGTACCGGTCCGCGTGCTTGAGCAGCTTGTCCATGCTCCAATACTCGTAGCGGAACGTTCCGTCCTTCAGCTCGAAGTAGGCGTAGTAGCCGATGACCTTGTGGCTCTCGCGCTCCTCGTCTGTGTCGTACTTGGCCAGGTTGATGACCGGCTTGCCCGTGCGGCGGGAGCGCCCTTCCAGTTCGCCCTCGCGCACCTCCACACAGTCGATGTCCGCGTAGTAGCCTGTGGACATGGCCAACTGTATGTAGCCCTTGTACGACATCAGGTAGGTCGCCACACTGCCGTAGGGCACGATGTAGTAGCCGTGTCCGTAAATCAGACCCATGCCCTCGCCACGCAGGCCGGCGGCAATGATGGTGCCGGGGTCGCAGGCTTTCAGCGCCTCGCTGGCGCTCACCGCGCCGATCAGGGTGCTGGTAAACCGCGCCGCCATCTTGTCGTTCTTCAGCGCCCGCGAGATCATCTGCTGGGTGTTGGGCGCCGTGATCGCCATGCTGAATGTGGGCTTCTTGGCCTGCGCCATCTGCGTAAAGCCCGTCTGATTCTGCGTTTTCATGTTCCTTCTCCTCCCTTACTCCTGCGGCACACGCCCGTAGCGGATGCCCTTAGTCCTCATGTACACACGCAGCTCGTCCAACTGCGCCGCCGTACCAAATACGCGGAAATCCACGGTGTAGGTAGGTTCCGGCTCAGACACGGCACGCTCAAATGCTTCGCGCTCCACGGTGGCGATGACCTGTCCGACTTCACTGTGTTCTTCAATTACAGCGTCACCGGCGGACGCCATGCGGACAGCAGCACAGGCGGCTTTCTGCTCCTCGTACTTCGCCGCGGCCTCCGCTTCCTTGCGCTTTCGCTCTTCCTCGGCGGCCTTCATGCGGTCCAGTGTCTCGTTCTTCACCAGCACCGCGCTGATGTTCCTGGTGCGGGTGTACTCGTCCAGCAGCGTGGTCTCGAACTCGCTGTGCAGTGCACGAATGGCGTTCAAATCGGCACGGCAGCGGTCTATAGCGGCGTTTATATCCATCCGCGCCGTGCTCTCGGCGTAGGTGGCGTTCAGCCACTTGGGATTAAAGCAGTCGTCAAAGGTCAGCCACTCCGCCATGTCGCCCACCACCTGGGCGAAATATTCAGCAAGGCGATTTTTCTTCTCCTGCTCCGCCGCCTCCTCCATCGCCTTGATCTGCACGTCCAGCGCACCCGCGGTCTCCTCACACAGGGCGGTCAGTTCCTTGCACTTGGTCTCAAAACTGCTGTACGCCTCCAGTGCCGCCGCCTTTGCCATCTTGCGGCTCTCGTCGATGTGATCCCGGATCTTCCTCACCGTCGCGCGATATTGCTTCGCCTGCGCCGTGCTCTCCGGTGTCACCGCCATCGTCCGCAGGGGCTCCAGGTTCTCCGTCAGCCACGCCTTTGTTTCCTCGAAGTTAGCCTCAATGGCCTGTTTGCGGAGTTCCTGCAAATCACTTGTGATACGGAACTCAATCATGTTCATAATGTCTTACCCACTTTCTGACAGGGGTTTGCAACGCAGTTTCGATGCTCATGCCGTCACCTCCGCGTCGTACTTGGTGATGTGCTTCACCCTGTCCGCCCATGCCGGGTCAATGGCGCTCTCCGGCAGGTCCACCTCTGTGATGATGGCCTTCTTCTCCGTGCCCTCGCCGCCGGGGACAAGCACCTTGTCGCCGGGGTGCAGCGGCAGGTCGGTGAGGAAGGTGTACGCCTGTCCGCCGTAGCCGTTCAGCTTCGGCTTGTGATACATCGCCTTTACGATCATCCCTGCTCACCCTCCTTCTTGGCATCGGCAGCGACATCTCCGGGCCGCGCTTCTGCGCTCGCGTCTACGATCTTTCCCAAAACGCCAAGCTTGACCAGCGTGTAGGCCATACACACGGCTTTGTTGTCGCGGAGGTTCTTTTCCACGGCATTGTCAACGCCGACCAGGCAATGCGCAAAGTCCGCAGTGGTCATATTTTCTCCCCGCGTCACAGCTTGGAAATCTATCCCCTCCTCCGTCTTGCGCCCGAAGCACATCATTGCAAAGCTCAGGTCTGTTTCCTCGCGCAGTACCTCGCCGGTCTCGGCGTTGGTCATCGTCAGTTTCAGTTTCATCACTTGCCCTCCTTCTTGGCCGTGCGCTTGCCGCCCTTCTTGGGGGCGGACTTCTTCTTTGTGGTGGCTTCCTTCTCCGCCTGTGCCGCAGCCCATGCCGCGTCATCCTCCGCCATCTTCTGGCGGATGCGGCTGTCCTTCTCGGTAACGAGCTTTACGGCGTTCTCCGTCAGGCGCACCAGCAGCCCCACCGTGCCGATAGGTACGTTTTCGGCTACGTCGGCGGCGGCCACGCCGTCATACTTGTCCTCCCCGCCCTCATTGGGCATCACCGCCGCGCATATCACGCCGCAGGCGTTCCGCACGAATACGCGCTCTTCTCCCGTTTCCATGTCCAGCACGGTCACTCGAAATGCCATTTCATTTCTCCTTTCGTTTTTCACTTAAAGTCGTAATATTGCCGCAGGGGGTACCCCGTTGAGCACATTGTTTTGGTAAAAGTCCGTCTCCTGTTCCAGCAGCCACGCCATGTCCGTCTCCTGTTCCGCCCTCTCGAAGTGATAGGTGCGTATGCTCAGATCGCCGTCCATGTTTTCCAGGCTTGCCATCAGGTCTACGAACTCGTACCCGGTCGCCAGCATTTGGTGCAGGAGCTGGCAATAGTAGTGGCTGGGTATCTGCCCGTCCCACTTCGCCCATCCCGCTTTGCCGTTTGGTGAGCTGGTCTTTATCTCCAAAATGCCCTTCCGCCCTCGCTCGTCAGTGACCTCTCCGTCAAGCGTGGCAAATATAAAGGGCCGTTCTTTCTGGTACAGAATGTCGTAGGGGTAATAGTCCACTGTGCGTCCCGGGTGTATGGCCGTGTACAGCCCACGCAGTGCCGGTTCCATCCGCACGCCACGGCTCACCGCCGCGCTGCCGCTCAGATCCTTGGCTTTCTCCGCGCCCACCTTCAGCCGCCACAGCTCCAATTTCGACATCCACGGGGACATCCCCACCACCGCTGCGGCTTCGCTGGCGCCTATGCCCTGCATACGTCCTGCCAACCAATCCTCCCTGTTCTCAAAGCGCAGCCGTTCCGTTTTCCTCCACTTCCTTCCTGCAAATAAAAAGAGCGCCGCCAAGCAGTTCGGAATTTCCGAACCACTCGACGACGCTCCGCCCTTCCCGCCAACTGACTTAGGCGGGGTACACTATTTGGTTTTCAGCTCTTCCCGCTTCACCGCGACGACCTTTATCCGATCCTTGAGAGGGATGATCTCTACCCGCTGCCCCTTCGACAGCGCCATATTGATGGCGAATACCTGCTCCGCCGTAAGATTTATTCCCGCCATATTCTCTCCATTTCCCTTACCTGAAAAGCCCCAGGGCTTTACAGCTTGTCCACGCGCCCACCAGGGCGGCTCCCGCGAGAAGCAACATCCACAGCGAGCCGCCGTTCTCCACTTCTCCGATGATGCCCCACGCCAGAAAGGCGCTCACGCCCAGCAGTACCTTCCACTTCCAGTCACGCCGGCGCTCACTTCTGGTCCTGCTCATCATTGTCCTCCTCTATGTACGGTTCTCCGCACACCGGACAATACATATCCCGGCGTACCTCTATGCCGTTCTCCCCGTCCAAGTTCTCTTTCCTCTCCCGGATCACCGGCGCGTCAAACCTCACGCCGCATATCCTGCACCGCCAGCTCATAGCGTGATGGCCGACCGCAGGTCGTCTATGGGGATGTGCAGCGCCCGGCAGGCTTTCTGAAGCTCCCGCACCGTGAAGTCCAGCGGGTCTTTCTTCCGCTGCCGCAGCGTCTTGGGGGTCATTCCCAATGCTGCGGCCAGTTCCTGCTTCTGCACGCCCTCTGTCTCCATCGCGCCGTACAGCAGCGCCACGATCTTCTGCTCCGTTGGGTTCACACCCAAGGGCTTCACTCTCGGCATACCCTTACCCTCCTGTCCATGACTGCCTCGATGCCACGGGCAGTCAAAATTTCGTGGATCATGAGCCGCCCCTTCTGCGTCCACTGCGTTTGCATAATGGAGTCAGGCCGTCCGTCCGAGCGGGTGATCTGAATGGTCTTAGACTTGGTATAGCCCCTGCCCATGTACTTGGCATACAAAAGCCACTGGCCGTTCACGTTGCGCTGTACGCCGCCCTCGTGGAGAATCTTGTTGAGCTTCTGCGCCGTCAGGCCGTAATCCGCCGCGATTTGCGAGGTAGCCATAGCACCCTTGCTCTCCAGGATGGTGTCCACATATTGCCGGATAGGTTCAAAGTCGGCGATGACCTGCGCCTGCTGCTGATTCTCTGCCAAAAGCCGCAGCTTCTGCTCCTCGGCATCGGCAAGGGCGCGGAGGGCGGCGGGGTAATCCTTTGGCAGCGCATAGCCGCCCGTCTTACGAATGGAGGGTAGGACTTCCGATGTGACCCACTTGCGAAAGGGCTTCGCCTCATGCTTGTCACTGCGGAGTATCACATGGTACAAACCACTCTCGTTTATGATGGTAGTTTCCTGCTTGCGCCCGAGGGAATCGGTGAGGTAAGTCTGGCTGACCTCATCCACATCAAGCCGCTGTGCGGTCATTTTGTGGTTTGAAATGCCAAGTACCGTGCACACGTCCTTCAACACAAACCAAGGCTCGTTGTTGATTTCTACGGTTCTGACTTGAAAACTCTTGTAGTTAAATACCTGCATCTCGTTCATTTCGTCAGGCTCACCTCGCTTATCAGGTCTGCCAACCGGCAGTCGTAGATCTCTGCCATACGGCGCAGCCCACGCGCATCAGGCGCTGTCTGCCCGGTTTCCCACGCCCAAAGCGTCGTTCTCGTAACGCCCAGCAGCTTTGCGGCATCCAACTGCGAGACGCCCGCCTTCTTGCGGCAGTAGAAAAACGCTGTTTTTTCCTTCTTCTCCACTTTCTCACCTCTAAAATGCTAATTTTACTTGACAAATGCAGGAAAGCGGTGTAAGTTGTTGTTGTGATGTTTTGAAATAGCTAATTCTACGTTAGTTATTTCCGTTTTGCTCCCTGTATGTTTGTCTCTTGTTGCCTGTATGTTCATTTTATCATACACGCGGCAGAAGTCAAGGCAAACATTTACCGAACATTGCTTTTTGTAACTTCTTATAATGCGAGGTATTGTTTTATGTCCAAAATGACCAAAGAGCAGACAGAGGCGCTGAAAGCGCGTAATTGCGCGATGCTTGATAGAATCGAACTTCTGCTTTTAGCCAAAGGCATATCGAAAGGTGAATTTTACGCTGCCATCCCGATCAACAGAAGCTCGATTTCCGCGTGGAGGACCGGCGATAGTTCTCCTTCCGCCAAAAAGCTTAAAAAGATAGCGGAGTTTCTGGAAGTCCACCCTTCGTATCTGATTCCGATAGAAACAGAAAAAGAGCCCGCTTCCCAACTGGAAAGCGAACTCGATTCCGCCCTTGTTAAGTTGCTGTGTTCTCTTACGCCTACTGAACTGGCGCAGGTGCAGGGCTTTGCCGCAGCGCTGATAGCAGCTCGTAAAGCCTGACCTTTTCCTCCATCGTCAGGGTGGAGACCAGTTTCTTCGCTTCCTGCTCGTTCATTTCTCTGCCCCCTCGTATGTCGTTTTGTGGCGTTTGCTTGGTTCAATCGTACTCTATACGTGCCCCGGTGTCTACGTTCATTTTGGGGAATCGCTCCCCAATTTGGGTAATTGGCGCCCTTAGGCCGATCCATATCTGGGAAACTGCCACCCAAATATGGAAATTTACGGATGAAATAAGATCCGAAGCGGATGAAATAGTATCCGTTACCGATAGAAAGGGGAAATCATGTCAGAAATTCAGGAAATCGCGCAGCATATTCAGGACTTCCCTGCCCTTGTCCGTAAAGCCAGAATGGACAAGGGCATCACCAACGAGGAACTGGCCGAACTGTCCGGCATCAGCTATTCCGCCGTCTGCAAAATGCAGTCCGGTGAGCGCGATCCAAAGTTGTACGATGCTGTAGCCGTGATGAAAGCCGTCGGCATCTCCGCCGATCAGACGTTTGAGATCCAGCCCCCTGCGTCTGCCCCCTCCGCCATGCGGGAACGCATCCACGAGCTGGAACTGGATAACGCCGTCAGCTCCGGCGACGTGGTACGCCTGAAGCAGGTCAACGGCCTTTGCACCCAGCGCTTGGATGCCGTTATCCGCCAGCGCGATTATTACAAGCGCTGGTCTGTGTTTTCCTCAATTTTTGCCGCAATCCTCTCCCTGTTCTTAATTGTTTACCTTTTTTTCGACTTCCGCAACCCCCATGCTGGCTTTGTCCTCCAGAACGGGCCTACAACGTTTGCGTGGCTTGTTATCCTTCTTGTGCCAGTTTCTATCGGCGTGTGCAGCCTTATCGGATACCGTGCGCTGCGCGATGCTGCAAAAAATATAATCGAGCAAAAATAGAACAAAAGTTCTACTGTGTTCTACATTATATATCACAAGTTTCCTGGTTTCAATGCACACATATCACAAGTTTCTTGAGATTTTTTGTTAAAAAAAGAAAAAGCCGCCCAATCGGACGGCTTTTCCATATAAGCTCTATTCCCGCCAACACCATCACGAGTCTTAAAGAAAGGAGCCTACAACAGTAGGGTAACACGAAAATATCAAAATGTCAACGAAATGCAAGTCCTGTAAGCGTGAAGTCCCCGACAACGCCACGTTCTGCCCCTGGTGCGGTCAGAAGCAGGTGCGGGAGCGCAAAAAGGACGGCGTTATCAAGGTGCCGGAGCCGAAGCAGCTTCCATCCGGCAGCTGGCGCATATATCTCCGTGCCGAGCAGCAGTCTGTCACCGAACCTACCAAGGATCGCTGCATCGCAAAGGCCAAAGCCATCCGCGCCGGCTTTGTGGAGCAGCAGAAAAAAGCCAAAGACCAGCCGCTTCTGCTTTCTGAAGCCATTGAAAATTATATCACGCGCCGTACCCTTCTCTCTCCCAACACTATCCGCGGCTACCGCATCTATCAGAAAAACCGCTTCAAGTCTTGCCAAGGGGTCAACATACGCGAGCCGGTAGATTGGCAGTCGTATATAAACGAGGAGGCCGCGCTCTGCGCCCCAAAAACGCTGAAAAATGCCTGGGGGTTTATTAAATCCGTCTTAGAGGAAAACGGCATCGCCGCTCCAAAAGTAACGCTTCCAAAGCTCCCTGTTTCCGAGCATAAGTGGCTCACGCCGGAGCAGATCATCGTATTCTGCAAAGCCATCGATGGCAAGTCCTTCGAGAAGGAAGCGCTTTTCGCCCTCCACAGTCTGCGCCGCGGAGAGCTGCTGGCCCTCAAATGGGACGACATAGATTTTAAGTCCGACTCCTTCCGTGTTCATGCCGTCATCGCGCAGAACGAAAAGAACGAGTATGTGGAGAAGATAACACCCAAAACCAAAAAGTCAAATCGTGTCGTTCCCTTTATGATCCCCCGCCTCCGCCAGCTCCTCAAGGATGAAAATGGTCCCAAGGGCAAGCGTGTGTCGTACCAGCCGCCAAACGGGCTCTGGCGCAAGATCAACGATGTTTGCGAAGCAAACGGACTTCCCAAGGTGGGTGTACATGGTCTGCGCCATAGTTTCGCATCCCTGGCCTACAGTCTCGGCTTCAAGGAGGAGGAATGTATGCGTATCGGCGGCTGGTCAGATTACAAGGTTATGCACGAAATATATACTCACCTTGCCGCCCGCGACTTAAATGCCCGCGTCAGGGGGATGGAAAATTTCTACAAAGAAAATTTGTGACCGCCCCAGGTCCGCTTTTCGTGTGTAAATCCGTGTGTAAAAACGCAGGAAACCCCTGTTCCAGAGCGCACCAAAAAAGCGGCAAACGAACCGATAAGTTTTATGCCAAAAACGCGCAAACCCCTTGAAACAACAAGAAATCCCGCAGTCTCAACGACTGCGGGATTTCCCTTCATTTGGCAGCGGGAGAAGGATTCGAACGCTCACTTTTCCTTATAAACCCGCTGTGCAACAGCGCTTTTGAAATCCGTGTGCATTTTCGTGTGTAAAATCGCATACTTGCAAACCTGCTCAACACGTCACGTCCATTGTCGAATAATGTAAAAATACATTATATAATATATAGTGTCTCATTCCTCACACCACCACACCGTTTCCCTTCTGGCTCCCGCCACGGCGGCCTCCTCGTGGGTCATCAGTATGTCAACGTGTTTTCCTATTACGCCCACGTCCAGGGCGATGTATGTCTTGTCTCCGATGATAACTGTGCTGCCGGTCGGTATCACGTCCGGGTCGGTCGCTACGCAGGAGCCTGGATATACCCACTGGCCACTGGCGGTCAACACCCGGCCAAACTCGTCCTGGTTCATGTGCGCGTACTTCTCAACGCAGTCTGCACAGTAACCGGTAACGATACAGTCCTCCAGCACGTTGCTTTTTGCCTTGACGGCTTCCAGTATGCGTTCCGACTCATCGGGATCCTCTTCTACGATTGTATCATAACTGTCAACATCTTCGCCCCACTCCACCCGCAAAACGGTGTGCGGCGTGTCCGCGCTGGCTCTCCACGGAGCGATCAGCGCGAAGATCAGTAGCGTCAGCAGCATGAACTCCAGCAGGAAGTGTGTCTGTTCCCGCCGCACCACACGTCGGTACTCTGCCCGCATAGCCACGAACGGTCCGGGGCATAATCCGAACTCCCCAGCACGGGCAATGTTCTCGCTCATTGTTTTATAGACTATCTGTTCCCTTTTGGTCATTGGTTTTCTTCTCCTCGTACAGCGGACACCCGCAGTTCACAAAGTCGGCACAGTAGGGGCTATCCCCATTGAAGCACGCCCACGTCCATTCCTCGTGCCATTTGTAGCCGACACAGCATTTGCTTTTCATGTCCTCACCTTCTTACTCAGTCTGTTCCAGCTTGCCGTAGCGGCGCTCTGGCTCCACCCAGACAAGGTGAACCCACAGCTCGCGCAGCGCACATAGTACCGTTCCGGTACATGAATACCGATTTTGCGCTCCCCGCTGTCTCTTCCACAGTGGGGACATACCGCCAGTTTCTCGCTGGGTTTTCTGTTGTACTGGTTCACTGCTCGTCCTCCTCACAAATGTACGATTATTGCTCCCTCCGGTATCGGTGGCTTTTTCTTTCCGTTTTCCCATTTCGTGGGTAGCGGTTTTATCTTCACCGCCTCCATAGGATTTACTGGTAATGGCTCCGTCCAGTCTCTGCCGCAAACATAGCACTTGTGGTAAATCTCGGTTCCGCGCTTTTGCACGAGAAGGAGGTTGTGCGTCTGGCAGCAGGTCGGTGCGCTTTTCCAAAATCTCATCGCACGGTCGTCCTCTGTGCGGTGCCAGATAAATCGTCCATTTCCACAGGAGCCTCCTGAACCGGGCGTACATACACCGGATCCAGGCTCGCAGCCGGCACCACCATTAGCGATGTATGCCGGACCAACTCCACCGGCTCCGCCTGTTCCGAGATCTTCTATCTTTCTTTTCATCTTCACCACATCCTTACCTGTGCCGTATGCTCCGCAAACCGCTGCTCTTGCAGTTGGAAGTATGTCGGCTCGATCTCGCACCCAACGAACTCAAAGCCGAGGTTGTAGGCCGCTATCCTGCTGCTCCCACTGCCCAAGTGTGTATCCAGTATGCGCCAGCCTTCTTTGGCATACTTCTGCAGCAGCCACTCGTACAGCGCCACGGGCTTTTGCGTGGGATGGATCCGCTTTTCGTTCAGCGCCTTGTTGCCCTGCTGCGTTGTGCCGTCCGTGATGCTTTTCCCTTGAAACATCCCATTCCACATATAGCGGAATATGCGAACGCTGTCATGGCAGTTTGTTGCCGCGATCTCGCAGTCCGAAAAAGAACTGTTTTCGTTACATTTATCCCAAACGATGCGGCCCGGAGGAAAAATAACATCAAAGTAATTGCATCCCCATACGATATACTTTTTCGCCACGCGCACCAACTCGGAAAAGTAGTCGATGCCTGGCACGTCCCACTTCGGTGATATGGGATAGTCCCGGTGTACGCCGATGGTGCTAACCTTGCAGCCGTAATACCCTCTGCGTTCCGGGCCGGTAAAGTACGGCGGATCTACGATGGCAAGGTCAAACGCCTTATCCGGCAGCGTCCGCATATACTCCATGCAGTCTACGTTCAATGCGATTTGCGCGCTCATCCCATGTATTCCCTCCACTTCTTATCCAGCCCCTTCGCCCGTAGTGTCCTGCCGTTCATGGTGTACTGCCGCATCCGCAGCATAAAGCTTTCCTCGTGGCAGCGGTCGCAGTAGCCGTGTATGGCTATGTCCTTCATGCGGTTCCTCTGCTGCTCGTGCGTCAGGTACACGATGTACTCCGCTTCCATCTCCTTGATGCACTTGGGGCACAATTTGGCGGTGCGGACCGTCCAGATGGCTTTATCCATTGGGGAGTTCTTTCCTTTCACGCATCCTTTTCTCAACGGAAGCTACAGCGCGGAGGATGTCGTAAGTGTCAACCCGTGAAAAAGGGTCAGCGGCAATGATGTCCTTCCCAATGTATCTCGCATAGTCGTACTCCAATTTTGCCCCCTTGCTCACCTGCCATCCGAGCTGGAAAAAAACCACATCGGCGCTCTCCAGCATGGCGAAGCAAATACGCATATAGTCCGCTGGCTTCATGCCCTCCGGCAGCTCCGCCGGATTTAGGACGGTGTGTCCTTCTTCCTGCAGCATGGCCGCCGTAGCCTTGAACTGTGCCTTATAATGCGGATTACCTGTGATACGTCCTGCTATATAAATTTTCATTTCTCCATTTCCTCCTCCAGCTTGTCCAGCGCCTTTCCGATGAGTTTCCAGCGGTCAACGCCGATGTCCCGCGCCTCCAGCAGGCCAAGCCGCACCACGTCAGGTGCCACCTTGCCGCCGGTAGCGTCGGACACTCTCTGTGCCCAGCCAAGTTTCGTTCTTTGCTGGTAGGCTTGCAGCCGCATAAAAACATCCCGTTTGATCTCCGCCATCGCGCCCTTTGGCTTAAACGGTGTGGCGGGTTCCGCCGGCTGCGGTGCTGGGTCTGGCTGGGCTTCGCTTTCATCGCGCTGTTCGCTTTCCTCCTGTACCTGTACAAACGTGCCAATGGGGAGAATATCGTCCTTGTTGAGTATTTTTATCGCCGGTACGCCCTCCGGTGCGACCGTATAGATGGTGTCCTCATTTTCCACGCCCAGCGCAGGAAACTCCTCAACGGCGTAGGACGTGACCTCCTCCGGCAGCACCAGCACGCCCCGCACCAGCCCCTCTATGATATGGTTGGTTACGCCCTGCGCTATCTGCATACCGCCCTTCACGCGGACGATCAGCACCTTTCGTTCCGTCATTTCTGTTTCTCCTTTCGCAGTTCATTTACAGCGCATACAAGTTCATTGATCTTGCGCTTTTCGGGAGTGTCCATCCAGCTTTCGGGCAAGAACTCGATCTCTTTCACCTTTTGTGCTTTTTTTACTTCGCTTGCGTTCTCCCACCGTCCGATGCGCTTATAGCCCTTGAAGCTGTTTTCTGCCTCGTACTTGGTGATGCAGTCCTCCTCACCGTCCGTAAAATGTACGATCGGCTCATAGAACCCACGCTCCCGGCATTTCTCACACCGGCAGATGCTCTTGATGTACCCCACTCGGCCATCCACAGTCTCCACAAAGTCTCCCTCGCGCAGGTACTCCGGCATCATCAACAGTTTCGTCGAGCTCATCTTGTCGAGCTCGTCCTTTTCCGCATATCCGCAATCCCTGACCGCTCTTAGCCACGCAAAATCGTACTTGCCAATGCGAGTAAAATTCTGCGGCAGATCCTCTATATTGCCACTCCAGCCCGTCTGCGTCCCATCGTCCCACTTAAAAATGAAGCTGTGAAACCGCCCTGGCCTCTGGTAAGACGACACATATCCGGTAAGCGTCTTGGAGGATGTGCCATCGGCACGTTCCAACCTCACATAATCTCCCACATGAAAGGTGTATATCATCCCTGCTCGACCTCCTTCAGCACTTTCTCCGCCTCCTCGCTGGTGAGGAAAACAGTTCGACCAATGGCAAACCGTAGCGGCGTGATAGCCTGCGCAAGGGTGTCCGTAGCCAGAACCGCGCTCACTCCCGGCTTTGAAAATCCGTTCACTCTGAACTCAATAGCGGTTTTCTCTACGACCTCACCGCAAAAGATCGTATATACCTTGGCACCCACCCTGAATGGAAGTACCACCAATCTTTTCTCTTTGCCTGCCTTGCAGATTTCTCGTATCATATCGATCCCACCGCACTCCCCAACAACAGTGCAAAGGTCGCTCCAGTCTTTAATCAACTCAGACACTTCCTCCGGTGTCAGCCCCGTGTCCTCGTAGGCGGCAAGGCGATCCTTGAGGCGATTGCGGCAGTACAGCGCAGTGCAGTCAGCCATCGGCTTACCATGCTTACCCGTCCAATCCGCTTTGCACTTCTGGCAGTCCATCATTGCCTGTCCATCGGTGTCGCGCTTCGTCAGTCGTTTATTCATCTCTGCTCCTCCACATAGCACCAGCTCTGCGGTGCGCGCTTAATGTCACCGCTCAAATTTTTGCAGCCTGTGCATTCCCATGTGTATTCTGCATGGCAAGAATTGCACGGGTCAGTTGCACGCTGGAACTCACCCAGCTTCTTCGGCTTATCGTAGATTTTCAGGGCGGAGATATGCCAAAGATACCCGCCCCTCCCTCTCGGCTCGCTGTGTGATAAATAGCCGACAATCTCACTTTCAGATAGGCACATTTGCTTTTCGTATGCTTTGATTTCCTTGTAGCCGCTAAACCTTATTCCCCCGTCAGGGTCAGGCACTTTGACAAATAGGCGACCCGCATATTTGCCAAAGGTTCCCCGCACAACCAGTTCAATTTTGGAGCAGGTAAACTCGGCAATGACTTTGCCTCCGCCATAAAACTGCGGCTTTGGATAATCCGTTGCAATAAAGTCCTCGTGCGGGTACTTCGGCAGCGTGCAGTAGATATAGCACTTGAACGGTGTTTGCAGCTTTGGACGGGTCTTTCGCACCTCAATCGTCTTTTCGCCGTTGACGATCTTCTCGCACCACTTGGGACGAATGCTTATCATCACGGCCTTGCTCATACCTTTTCCTCCTGTTTCAATATCCCCATATCAACGCATAGGCCAATCAGTTTGTCGTCGTTCAGCTCTACGGCCCGCTTCGCAATTTCTGTGAGATAGCCGTTCAGCAAAGTAAGCCCGATGCCTATTCCAAAGGCGTTTTCTCTTGCCGCCCGGCTCCTGCTTGCGCTCACCGTCCTGTCGATCTCCTCGACCAAGTTGTTGTAGTTCATTTTCACTCTCATGGCTGTTCCTCTTTCAGTTCCTTGTGTCGTTTTTGGTGGCAGTTGCGGCACAGCGAAACGAGGTTCTGTGCCTCGTCCCCGCCGCCCTGCGCCACCGGCAGTATGTGGTGTACTTCCATGTCCCCATCGTCAATGGGTATTGCCATGCCGTGCCGGTTGATAAAGGCGTGGAACTCTCCGCAGTCCTGACAGGTGAAGTTGTCCCGATACAAAATGCGGAGCGAATACGGATCCCGTCCACGGTTCCACACCGTCAGGTTGTCGAACTGAGCACGGCACTCATCGGAGCAGAAGCGGCGCCGTTTATTTTTCACCTCTCCGCCACACCACGGACACTGTCCTGGCTTTTCGTACTGGGGCTTATCGAAAAACACATTTTCCGCCCCGTACATCTTCACCGCTTCGTACAGAGGAGGAAACGGCCTTCGCTTTCCTTGCAGCTCCCAATAACGTTTGTATTTGCTCATTCTTCAATTCCTTTCGGTCGTTCCAACGGTCTATCCATGCCATAGGTCATAGGCAGAACTGTAAATAGTCCTGCAAAGTCTTTTTCGCACGGTTCACGCTCCGGCTGACCGTGCTCTTATTTACGTCGTGCAGCGCCGCGATCTCCGTCACGCTCATGCCGCCATCGTACATCTCGCTCAGGTACATCCACTGATCGTCCGTCAGTTTCAGCGCCGCTTTTGGAAAATGCCGCCGCAGCCGAAGCAGCGCACCAAGGTTCGCGTCCCTGTCCAGCAGCATTTCATCTACCCTGCCGCCCAGCACTTCGTCCAGCAGGACGTCCGTCGCCACATCCCCCATCCTCCGCATAGTCATCGAAAGCACCTTCACTTATACCTCGTCACCCCAGCAGTCCCAGCCGTCCGCCTGTTGGCGGGCAAACAGTTCGATGCGGGGTATATCTCCCATCAGTTCCACGATCCGGTCTCTCACCTCATCCGGCTTCCTGCTGTGCTCCCGCACGTGGCTCAGCACCACACTGTGTACGCCCTTACTCACACGCTTCGGCTTGCCCCTTGTCGCCAGCAGGCACAGCTCTGCGTTGGCCCGGGTCCAGAAACCAAGACCCCAAAACAGCCCGTCCGACTTCCGGTTCTGCTTTACCCATGTAAACGCACAGGTCTTGTAGGTAAATCCCCACTTACGGATCAGCTCCAAGCCTTCCTCCAAACAAGGCATAGTCACCCACAGAAACAGTACGCAGTCCTCCGCCGCTATGCCCTGCACCGGCAGCGCCTGTATGTCCTCTTTTCTCATGCAGCGGTAATGCGCTTCCGCAGACTTCTTCTCCTTGCCCTTTGCACTGTACGTCTTAAACGTCCACGGAGGATCCGCGTAAATCACGCTGTACTTCTTATCAGTCCCGAAAATGTCTACCACCATATCAAAAGCACTCCCTCGATCTAACTTGCCGACCACTTGCGCCCGGCCCTTTGGCAACCGGTAGTCTAATCGCCGTGTCAAGGGAAGCAGAAAAACTTTTTCACCCACATATAACATCCGTGTCAACACTTTGCCGGCACCCTCGCACCAGCGCCGCACAAAGGTCGTACCTCCCCCTCACATATATGGCGCTTGCGCCCGCCGAAATTTTATTTTTTCGACCTCGGCCTTTTGACCGTTTCGTTTTTTCGACCCGGTTTCAAAACCACCCCCCTACCCCTAACTTGCCGGTAACTTGCGTGAGAAACGCGAATTGGTGTCGGAGAGGGGAACATGGGAGCGGGGAGGAGAGTTGCGTAGCAGGGAGAAAAGGCTTTGCCCTTCCGGTTTGTAAACCTCCCCCGGGTTGCCGTCCTGGGGGTGGTCAGGTGGTGCCGGTAGTGGTCAGCGGGTGCCGGTGCCGTCCATTTCCGCCGGATTTTGCAGGAAATACGCCCGCCGCCGGGTGACATTCCTTTCCATATTGTCCTAATATGGAAACAAATGTACTGGTTTTTGCAAGTTCTCTTTCATTTCGTCCACTTTTGCGCCCGGATTTGGTGAAATTCTCCGTCTTTGGCTGTTTTGGTCCGGTCCTGCTGCCGTCTGCTGGATGGTCACGGCATGGGGGGCGGGGATCGCCGCCGCTGCCGGTCGCCGTCTGTCTGCTGTTCGGCCCGGAACATAGGACGCCGGGCGACTCTCCTTCCCTCCCCTCTCCGCCGCTCTTTTTTTCCGGTCAGTGCTTGCCGCTGGTGGTCTCCGTTCTGCTCTGGTGTTCTCATGCTTCGGGGGTCCCGCTGGGGTTTTTGGTGCTCGTTTCTGCTCTGCTGGGGGTGGTTGTATATGATACTGTTTTATACTGTTTTCAACCGCGCCCGGAATAAACGCGCGCGCGCGCGTGGGGGCTGTTTCTGCTCTTTCCCGCTTCTTTGCCCTCTGCGGGGCTGCTGACAGTGTTTTTCTCTCGTGGGTGGTGTCGGGGTATTCCCTCGACGCTCGGAAAGCGTGGCGGGGCGTTTCTGTTCGATTTCTTTATTTCCGCGGGTAAAGTCAAAAATCCGCACGGGCGCAAAATTAGCACCGCCGGGGCGGTTTTGGTTCCGTCCTGGCGGTGCTGGTTTGGGCGTTCTTCGGTTGTTTGTTTCCCATTTGTCAGGCGGTGACGATCTCGGCGGGGCTGGGTCTGCCGTGGAAGTCTCCGGCCCATGCTTGATATATTGCGCCGTGTTCACCTACTGCCGTTACCCATCCGCGCACGGTGGCGGCCATGCGGCAGGGGACGCGGGGCCAATGGCGGCCCACGTCAAGCCAGATTTGCAGGCCGTCCGCTGCTGCGGCTCTGATCTCGGCGGCGGTGTATAGCTGTGCTTTGCCCTCTGGGGCGATGTTGTACAGGGTTCCCGGGCTGGTGGTGTTGTTGGTCGTCGTGGTGTCTTGTCTCTTTCCTGCGCCCTGCTGGGCGCGTCCGTGGTTAGTTCTCTATAATCTCGCAGCAGATGCCGCCGGCCAGGCTTTGGCATACAATGCCCGCGCCGTAGCGCCTCAAAAAGTCGTTTAGCTCGTCCAGGTCAAGGTGCGGATCCCCTTGGTCGTCCTCGGTGTACCAGTGTTCCACGGCGGCGAAAACGTGGATTTCTTCCGGGTAGTATAGACCGATATATTCGGCCAGCTCTTCCAGGTTGCGGAACTCCAAAAAGCGCCCCGCCTCCTGCTTCTGCTCCGTCCTGCTCATGCTTCTGCCTCCTCTCCCTGCTGCGCGTGGTAGCGGTCGCGCATGGCGTACAGGCGGCGGGAAATGGTGGACCGGTCAACCATCAGCGCGGCGGCTATTTCTGCCGTAGTGTACCCGCGGGCGGTCATGGTCAGCGCTACGCGGTCCACCTGATCCCGGGCGACGCTCTCCACGCTCTCGCGCAGGATTGCGGCGGCCTCCGGGCTGGGTGCTATCGCGTCGCAGTCCGTCCCGGCCTCGGTGTCGATCTGCCAGCGCTCGGCGCCGTCGTCGTCAATGGTGGCGGATATGGCGCGGGCGTGTCTCTGCTCGGCCCTGCTTATGCTGTGCGCGGCCTGGGCTGCTGCCCGGTACAGGATCACCGCCAACGGCGCGGGCGCGTCCTGGGCCTCGTTGCGGGTCAGCGCGGCGCCCATCCGAGTCCAGGCGTCGGCGGCTACGGTCTGCGCGTCGTCCTCGGTCTCGATCCACGCGGTGCCGGTCTGGTTGCGGGCTTCTGCCTTCCGGCGCACGGTCCAGGCCATCGCCACCAGCGCGTTATACTGCTGTTCCCCGCTCATGCTCTCCCACTCGGCGCGGGCGGGCTTGGTGTTCTCGTTCATTGTCTGTTGCCCTCCTTTAGTAGTTTTCGGCGTTCTTCTGTTGCCGGTAGTATTCGCGGCGTGCTGCGTCGTAGGCGCTCCGCTGGGTGGCGTTAAAGCCGCAGGCGGCGAAAAGCTCGGCGCGGTCGGTGTAGTCCTCCACGTTGGAGCAGTTGCCAAAACATGAAATTACGTCATAGTCCGCTTGCCAGTTGATCCCGTATTCGTGATTATACATTTCCGACAGAAACGCGCTTTTCCAGTATTCCGCGTTTTCTTTGTTGCACTGTTCGGCCTCGTCAAGCCCTCGCAGCAGCTCCGCGCCGCGTTTCACAAAGTCGGCGTTTTCCGGGGCATAGTACGCCATGAAAACCGGGGAAAAAACCATCTTTTCCGTTTTCTTCTCGATCTCCGCCCGCTCCGCGTCGCTGCCGATGAAAAACGCGGAAATATACGGGCGGCGCATGGCGTAGTAGTTGCGGATGTAGTAGGATTTGGCGGTGTAATCGTCGTAGCTGTTCACGGTCTGCAACTCCTCATCCGTGAAAAGTTTTCCGGAAAGCTTCCGGCGGTAAATCTCGCGCAGCTCGTCCCGGCTCTTGCCGCCGTGGTGCAACTCGTAATCATTGGCATAATAGATATGCCGATCGTCAGCGCAGACACAAGCGGAAAAACCAAACGCGCCGCCGAAATCTATATAATAGACCGTGTGTCCCTTAATCGTTTCCACCTCTTCCGCGAAGCTGGCCAGATCCGCCGCGCTCATGCTCTCGATGTCCTTGATAGTGTAGTTTTTGAGTTCCATTTTTTTAGTCCTCCTGTAAAAAGTAGTTATGGGGCGGGGCTGATACGCTCAACCCCTCCGGAAGCGTTAGGCGGCTACCCTTCCACCGTTTCCACGGTCAGCCGGACCGCCTCGAAATCTGTAATCAGACCGCGGGCGCAGCTCTCAAAAATTGTTTGCAGTTTCCCGGCCTTCCTGACGTTCTCCGCGGTTCCGTAGCGCTTCCAGACTTCCAGCAGCTGCCGCCGTTCCGCTGTGATAAATTCCTTTGTGTAGCGTTTCATTCTCGCCACCTCCTTAAAAGCTTGGCTGCAGCCGGATTTCCCACGATCCGCAGATGTCGCCCGCGGCGTTCTTCCGGGCCTTTTTCATGGCCTTTTCAATCGCCGCCGCCTTGTTTGGTGCGCTCACGGTAAAAGCCTGGTGCTTGCCGCCATTGTCCACGCAGTGAAAAGAGAATTTGTAATTTGTCATCGTCTGTACCTCCAAAGTAAATTAAAATTTATGTTTGCTGCGGTAACTTTACAATTATCATTATACGCCGGTCGGTTATCATTGTAAATTAGCAAATTAACCAAATAATTATCATCGCTACTGTGAGACTTGACAAAAATAACAAAATCATTTACACTGTGCACAAAAAGCGGCTTTGCCGGTAGACTATAAGCAGGCCGCCCGGAAAGAGGTGATACAGAATGCAGGTTTCAAAACTGCTGCGGCACGTTCTTCTTGAGCAAGGACTTTCTGCAAGAGAACTTGCACGCCGTCTAAACACAAGCGGGCCGAATATCGCCCAGAAGCTGGGCCGCGATAACTGGAGCGTGTCCGATCTGGCCGCCATCGCCGCCGCCCTGGGCTGCGGCTTCTCGGTGTCCTTCCACCTGCCGGACGGCCAGACGATGACCGCGGAACAGCCCGCCCCGGTGGAACAGTCGGAGCAGACCACCCCCACCACCTGAACAGCAGCCCCAGAAAAATGCGGGGCAAAACACGAACAGCCGCCCCGGAAATTTCCGGGAGAAGAAAGGAGATCAAAATGTTGGAAGTGCTGAACAGCCACGGAACAAAAATTGACTATGCCACCGCCGTGGAACTGATGGACGATGACACCCGCGAGGCCGTCGCCGCCGATCTTGCCCCCTGCACCGAGCAAGAGTTTTTCACGGCATACGCCGCCGCCCACCTGGCCAAATTCGGCGAAGTGTGGGAGCTGGACAAGACCAACCCCGTCTATTAAGCCCCACAACCACGAACAGCGCCCCCGGAAATTTTCCGGGAGCGCTGTTTTCATGCCCGAAACCGGGCGGAAAGGAAAACACCATGCAAGGCAAAAGAATCAAGCAGTGCATCAAGTGCGGTCACACGATTAAGGACGAGTTCTTCGAGGGGGTGAGTGGCCCCCTCTGTAAGGAGTGTTTGAAAGATTTTATGGTCTATAACACGCTGAAATCCATGGGCTTTGTCAAGGAAATGAAGAAGGAGGCCGCCGCCCTATGACCGTCTTTTCCTACATCGTCACCGCTACCGGCGCCGCCACCCTGGCGGCGCTTTTTGTTCGCCTGCTGGATTTTATCGACAAACCCGACGAGAGATAGCGCCCCCGAACAAAAGAGCAGGAACACCACTTAAAATGCGAAATTTAGGGTGTGGACAATGTCCACAGTAAAGTCCACAGCAATGTCTGCAATAGGTTTCTTCCCTCTTCCCCCCCTTAACCCCCCTATCTCCTATCTTCCTATAGAAGCTATACTCTCCCCCCCTTTATATATCTATCTTGTAGAAGATTGTACTTCTACCATAAAACTCTACCATGTTTAAGTCTATCTATAATAGAACCCGCGCGGAAGCGCGGAATAAACGCAGGCGCACGCGCGGGCGCGAATTATAACACGACTCCGCCTCGCTGGCAATACTGTAAATCTGCACAAATACAAGGCGTAAAACTGTGCAAAATAGCCAAGCGCGCCGCGTAACAATGTTACAGCGGCGTTACAACAATGTGCGAACAATGTAACACCGGCAACCAGACGGAAACCATGTGGCAACCAGGCGGCAACCAAACGGCAACCACCGACCCGAACAAAAATGTGCGGGTTAATCATGGACAAAAATGTCCGCGACAACCTATTGCGCAAAAATCCGCGATAGTTCCTATTACTCAAAATTGAGTAAGTTCAACCCGGCCAAAATTGATCGAGTTCACCACCAGCACAAAAGCGGCAGCCGCGCGGCCACCGCTTTTTTCAAAAACTTTTTCAAATCCTCTTGACATTATTGTACGGATAGTATATATTATATGTACGGACACAAAAGGAGGTGCAACAATGTCTCCGGCCAGAGGCCGCCCCCCCATCGACAACCCTAAAAATGTGCGTTTTGAAGTCCGACTCACGCAAGAACAGGCCGAACAGCTTGCATATTGCGCCGAGAAACTGGAAGTTTCCAAAACGGACGTAATTACAAAGGGTGTCGAACTGGTGCGGGCGCAAATCGACAAGAAATAAAAAACTTCCCCATACCCGAACGCAACTTGCCGGAAGCACGGGTACAGGGAAGCCACCAGCCCCTTTCGGGGAGGGACACAACCCCTTTCGGGGAGGTCGTAAATATTTTACTACGATCCCCCGGAAAGGTCAAGAGCCGTTCCGGGGGATTTTTGCACACTTTTTCGGAAATCCACCCCGAAACTTCCCTTGACACGGGCGCAAAACTGTAAAGCGTCACCAGCTTTACAAGAAACGGAGGATTTGAAAAAGTGACAAATAATTTTGAACAGCTTATACCCGCCAACACCGCCAGCCCCGACCGTATAACGGTATCAGCCCGCGACCTGCACGCCGCCCTTGAGGTAAAAGACCACTTCAAAGACTGGTTTCCCCGGATGTGCGATTACGGCTTTGAAGAGGGAAAAGACTTTTGCGGATTTTTGCGCGAAAGCTCCGGAGGACGTCCCGCACGGGATGCAGAAATCACCATCGAAATGGCGAAAGAAATTTGTATGCTCCAGCGCAGCGAGAAGGGCAAGCAGGCGCGGCAATACTTCATTCAACTTGAAAAGGATTGGAACAGCCCCGAAAAAATTATGTCCCGCGCTCTCCAAATCGCCAACGACCAAATTAGAAGCCTGACGGCACGAGTCGAGGCCGACGCCCCCGCCGTGTACTTTGCGAACGCCATCACCGGCAGCGAGACAAATATACTTGTCCGCGACCTTGCAAAACTATTGAAGCAAAACGGTGTGGACACCGGCGAACGCCGCTTGTATGAACTGCTCCGAAATGACGGTTTTCTTATCAAGGGCGGCAGTGATTACAATATGCCGACACAAAGAGCCATGGAAATGGGGCTGTTCTTCGTCAAGGAAACGCCACGCATTTCCAAAGAGGGCAGCGTGATTGACCGCACAACGAAGATCACGCCCAAAGGACAGAAATATTTTCTGAACAGGTACGCGGCGGCCACGCTTGAGCCGTCCAAGGCATAACGCGAGGGAGGGCGAGAACATGAGCGAGAAACAGGCGCGGGAACTGCTGGGCGGTCTTACATACGAGGACAAATTAAAACTTTACGAATTTATACAGGCGATACGCGCACAGCGGGGCTAAAATCCCCGCCGCCTCTGGGGAGTTGGGCGCACCAGCTCCACCCCATCGAGAAAAGTAAATTCGTTCCCTTGACACGGGGAACAGACTACACAACAGGAGGAACACAAAATGAACACCTACCAGCGCGGCAAGGCTGCCGCCCGCGCCCAGGCCATTCAATGGCAAGCCGACTTTTCCGACCGTTCCATACCGTGGGCGGCCATCGCCGCCCAGCAGCGACACCTTGAACAACTGGCCCGCCGCTACGGTCTTTTGCGCGAGTTCCGCGAAAACGCCATCATCTGAATAACGAAAGGAGAAATCACCATGCCCACCATCAAGAATTCCATCCCGGAGGCGGCCGCCGCCCGCACTCACTGCGCCGCCATCGCTGCCAATGCCGCCGTTTTGAAAGACGTTATCACCGGCGACCCCACCAGCGACACCGCTACCGCCGCCCTTTCCGCCATCCGCCACAGTTTGGACGAGCTGGAAGCCTACGCCGAACAGCGCCGCCAGGAAAACAGCGAACAGCGCGACGATACCCCCTATAAGCACGTCTATTTCCGCCTGGACTCCGGCTATGTATGGGGCAAGGGCATGGATCAGGAAAAGACCGAGAATTTCTACAGCGACATTCTGGCTCTGTTCGACGCCGAGGGCTGGACCATCACCCAGCCGTACCGGAACGGCAGCGGCGCCACCGTCGTCAACGGGAACAGCTCCCTTTATATCCACCCGCAGGATGTCAGCGGCTACGTCACCGAGGAATTGATCCCCGCCGTTTCCGCCGCGCTGGAACACGGCTGCACCTTCCAGCACTACGCCACCGACATCTATGATACCGCCTACAACTGGACGGCGCAGCAGTACCGGGAGTATCTGAACAGCAAGCGCGGCGACATCAACGCCGCCCTGCTGGAGGCGTTCAAAACGCCCCGGCGCAACCTCTATAAATTCGACTACAACGCCCTGCCCGTTGTCATCAGCAAATTCCACGTCCAGCGTCTGGACGGCCAGAACGGCCATTGCACCGGCGACATCACCGAGCAGGTGATCCGCGAAATGTTCACCGCCCTTGTGAACACCGGCAAGATCGACCAGGGCGCGACCAAGAACGGCACCGCCTACCGCACCGCACCCCGGCGGCGCACCTGACGAAGAAAGGAGCCACCCATGCCCACACGGATCAAGGCCCGCACCGCGGCCACGGAGCAGGAGCGCCAGCAGCTCCTCTCCGCCGCTGCCGCCCTCCGCACCGCCGCGCCGTACCTCAACGCAGAGCAGCGCCAGCGCGTCTGTCAGGCGGCGAACAACTGTATTGAACAGCACCGCCGCACCATCCACACCGCCGAGCTGGCCGCGCTCATCGCCCAGCGCGACGCCCTCACCGCCTGAACACCAAACCAAAAATCTACAAGGAGGCCACCACCCATGTTTACCTACGCCACCAAGAAAAACTGTTATGGAGATGAACACATCGCCGTTTTCGCCCACGGCGCCGAGATCGCCGAGATCAAGCCCAGCTCCTACTACGGCAAAAATGAGTACATCGTCAGCGCCACCACCGGCGACGACGACCGCGGCGACTATCTGGGCCGCGTTTCCACCATCGCCGGAGCGAAAAAGAAGATCCGCGACTGGTACAGCGAACACAGCGCCGCCGTGACCACCGCCGCAGCGAACAGCCGCGCCGCCGATCTCCGCCGCCTGCCGTCCTTCGACAACAGCGGCTTTTACCCCACGCCCTCCAAACTGGCGGGGAAAATGCTCTCCTGCGTGGACTGGAAATATGTTTTTTCTATCCTCGAACCCTCCGCCGGTAAAGGCGACCTTGCCGATGCCGTTTCCGCTTTCGCCCGCAACTACAGGAACAGCCGCCGTATCTCCTTCAACGAGAACGACACCTACATAGACTGCATCGAGCGCGACAGCGACCTTGCCGCCCTCTTGCGCGGCAAGGGGCTGCACGTGGTCCACGATGATTTTCTCACCTTCCGCAGCTTCAAGCAGTACGACCTCTGCATCATGAATCCGCCTTTCGACAGCGGCGACGAACACCTTTTGCACGCCCTCTCCCTCATGGAGCGCGGCGGCCAGATCGTTTGCCTGCTGAACGCGGAAACCATCCGCAACCCCTACACTAACCGCCGCAAAATTCTTTTGCAGCAGCTGCGCGAACACAACGCCCGCATTGAGTTCATTGAAAACGCCTTCCGCCATGCCCAGCGCCCCACCGACGTGGAGATCGCGCTGGTCTATGTAAACATACCGAAAAAAGAAATCCCAAGCGACATTCTTTCCTCCCTCCGCCGCGCCCACGAAAAGAGCACCCCAAGCAGCGAACAGGCCACCGACCTCGCCTCCGCCGACTGGCTGCAGAACATGATCGATGGCTATAACTTCGAGGCCGCCCTGGGCGAAAAGCTTATCAACGAGTTCGCCGCCCTCCGCCCCTACATGGACCCCGGCAAAGATCACGGAGAACCCCTCCTGTCCCTCAAGGTGGGCAACAGGAACACCGGCAACAACGCCACCATGATGAACGCCTACCTTTTCGGTCTCCGCGCCAAGTATTGGAGCAATCTCCTGCGCCGTCCGGAGCTCACCGACAAAATGACATCTGTCATGCAGCAGGACTATTACGGCAAGGTCAATTCTCTCTCCGAGTACGATTTCTCCCGGTACAACATCGAGACCGTCATGCGGGAGATCGCCCACCAGCTCTCACGTGGCGTGGAGGATTCCATCCTTGATCTGTTCGACACCTTCTCCACCAAGCACTCCTGGTACCCGGAGTGCGCCAACAACATCCATTACTATAACGGCTGGGCGACGAACAAGGCCCACAAGGTGGGTATGAAGGTCATCATCCCCTCCAACGGCTGCTGCGCCAGTTGGGGCCGCGAAAAGCTGGACAGCTACCGGGTGAACAGCCTGATTTCCGATCTGGAACGCGCTATGAACTATCTGGACCGCGGCGAGACCACTTTCCACACACCCATAGACCACGCCGTCCGCATCGCCAACATGAACGACATGAACAAGGCAGATTTCACCTACTTTACCTGCACCTTCTACAAAAAGGGCACCTGCCACATCAAGTTTAAGCCGGAGGCGTCCCGCATCATCGACCGTCTGAACATCTTTGCCGGTCAGAAAAAGAACTGGCTTCCGCCCACCTACGGCAAAAAGCACTACGCCGACATGACCGCCGAAGAACAGGCCGTCATTGACGACTTCCAGGGTGCCGAGTCTTACGAAAAGACCATCGCCGACCCCTCCATGCTCATCACCTCCGGCAGCGCCCTCATGGCGCTGCCCGGTATGTGAGCGAACACCACACGAAAGGAGCACCACACCATGACCCCCGAAAAGCTTTTGGAAAACCTCTACGCCATCGCCTATTCCCTCCCGGAACAGGAACGCCGCTTTTTCTGCGCCCTGGAACCCGCTATCGACCCGAACACCCACGGCGAGATCAACGCCGGCCACCAGCTGGCGCTCCTGGTCCGCGCCATCCGTACCGACATAGCCCAGCAATACAAGCGGGACGACAAGCGCCGCACCAGTGCCACCGCCTTGCGGCGCCTGTACAACTCCTCCGTTTCCAAGCAGGGCGGGATCCGTTCCCATTTCGCCGGCGCGTTTCTGGACGAACAGGGCCGCCAGTACATCACGGACGGTTTCACCCTCCTGCGCCTGAACACGCCCTCCACCGCGCTGCAATGGGCGCCGCCGCCCAACGACCATCACGTCTACGACACCATACCGGAGCTGCTGAACAGCGACGGCGCCACCGTCACCCTCAACCTACCAACTGCCGCCGAGGTACGCGCCAAGATTGCCAGCGACCGGGCAAAATACAAGGCCGAGTCCCACCCCGCAGGGGACACGCTCTCCACCTGCTTCAGCTGGGGCGACGGTCTGCCAATGGTCAACGCCCTTTATCTGCTGAACATTCTGGAGGCGCTTCCCGGCTGCACCGCCGCCTGCCGCCCCGGCGAGCTGTCCTGTGTCTATTTCCACAGCCCGGACGGCGACGCAGTCATCATGCCCATCCGCAGGCACATCGCCAACAGCACCGACGAACAGGAGGAACAGGAATGAAAAACAAATTCTGCCCCTACAAAAAGACCTGCCGCGACATCTGCTACGGCGAGACTCCTTGTGCATTTGCACAAGCCTTTGACGGCCTCGCCCGCAAGATCGACCGCAAGACCGTCTGCATAGATTCCCTACGCGCTGAAAACGCCGCACTGAAAGCACGGCTGGAACAGGAGGAACACAACGTATGAGCCACATCTGCAAAATGACCGGCATGGAAACCGTGCTGCCCTGCGCCGCCCCGCAGTGCCCCGCCTACGGCGATTGTGCAGCTGCCTATGCCAAATCCCAGCAGGGCTTCCAGTTGGAACAGCGCCGCAAAACAACCCTTGAACACTTCCGCGAAATGACCGCCGAGCAGCTGGCGGGGTGGATCATGTGCCCCTACTCCATCGATCCCGACACCTGCTGCGGCAAGGATTGCGTCAAATGCTGCACCGACTTTCTCAACGCCCCTTATGATGGCTTCGACCTGGACCCCGAACAGCAGGAATAAAACAACGAACAGGAGCGCCAAAAGCGCTCCTGTTTTGTCGCAATTTCCATAAAATGCCCTTGCTATTGCCGCCTGAATGTGCTATTCTGACGGCAAGAACAGCGAGGAGGCCAATACCACCCATGACACGAGAGGAATTTATTTTTGCCGCCCACAGCATCCTACCCTACAGTTTCGAGGACACCAACGCCGCCCTGGACCGTGCTTTTGCCGCATCACCGGAGAAGCAGGCATACACGCCCCACGACGTACAGGCACTGGACCTCGCCCTGCGCCTTTCCGGGGCATCGCCCGAGCTGTCCGACATTGTCATGGACGAGCTGGATATAGAATCGCTTTCCGCCCCGGAACAGCAAATGACCGCTGCGCAGTTTATCGACGAGGCGGAGCGCCAGGGCTTCCCCCGTCGCCTTGCGGAGCTGGTGACGCAGCACAGTGAACAGGAGACCTACGACATCGCCGACATGGACGGACTTGGCCTACTCGATCTCATCATCACCCCGGACCGCTACGACGACCCGGAGATCCACAAAATCATGCAGACCATTTTCTCCGTTTTCGACGGGGAATAATGATACATTAAAATCGAAAGGGGAACAAAACTATGACTACAAACTACACCTGCCCGGAGTGCGGCGCCACCGTTACCCAGGAACAGCTCAGCATCAAAGGGATGTGCCCGGAGTGCGGCTGTCCCTCATCTACCATCTACGCCGCCCAGCAGAAAAAGGACGCGCAGGAACGTCGTGAAAACGCCGCCAAGGAAGAAGCCGCAGCCGCTGCGCTGCCCAAGACCTCCGACATCAGATACAAAACCGGCGCCGCCAATATGTTGGAAGTGTTCGCGTACATCATCTGGGTATGCGGCGGTATCAGCGTCATCGCCATCGCCATCTCGGCCAGCCAGCTTCGTTATTCCTACTATTCCTCTGAAACAACAGGAACCACGCTGTTTTTCCTGGCGGTCGCCGCGGCTGTATCCGCGCTGTTTTTCGGCGGCCTGCTCTACGGCGCATCCAAACTGCTCATTGACGTTCACGCCGCCCGCGTAAACCTGGAACAGCTCAACAAAAAGAAGGAGGCGCAGCAGTAATGGCCCTAAAGACCTGTCCCCACTGCGGCCACAGCGTAAGTGACCAGGCCATAAAGTGCCCCTCTTGCGGCAAGGACCCCCGTTATACAGACTTCCAGCTGGAACAGCAGGAACAGCAGCGCAAGAAAAAGCGCAGAACCGTCGGCATCATCGTCGCCATCCTCGTAGTGATTATCGCTACCGTCTGCGCTATCTTTCTCCCGAACAGGATTCGCTATCAAAAAGGAATTGCTTGCCGCGAAGCTAAGGACTACGAAACTGCAGTTGATATTTTTAATTCTCTTGGCAGTTACAGAGATTCCGACCAAATGGCACTATTATCCATGATGGATTACATTTTTGCCCACCCCACCAGTAATGATCCCATATCAGTAAAGTACGCCGAGCGGTTAATGGAGGCCGGGTATGCTACATCTCTCCCATCAGACAATCCCAGGGGCACGATTACCCATTCTTCTTAGTACAAAAGCAAAACCCCGCACGGCATCAGCCGTGCGGGGTTCTTTTGCCCATAAAATTGTTCTTGACATTTTGCGTTCCATAAACTATAATCTAATTATCGGAACGCAGAAAGTGAGGTGTAACATGAGTCCGAAAACCGGGCGCCCGAAGTCTAAGCACCCAAAGAATGTTGACGTTAAAGTTCGTTTCGACGAGCTTACGCACGAAAAGTTACTGGCGTATTGTGAAGAACACAACATAACCAGAACCGAAGCATTACGGCAAGGTGTGCAGTTACTTCTGACGCAAAAAAAATAAGTGTCTCGCCTCCACCCTTCCACAAGCGAAGCGAAACACTTATCCGCCAGCACCGCACGGGTGCCGTCTAAATCTCATTATAGACGCCGCCCCTGCGAAAGTCAACAGCTTTCCGCAGGGGATTTTTGCGCTCATTTTTGGAAATCCACCCTCGGAATCCCTTGACACGGCGTATAGTATGCTGACTACCAAAGATAAACCGAAAGGAGATTTTCACAGATGAACGACCTTATCACCATCAGTAACGGCCAGCCCGCCGCCAGCAGCCGCGACATCGCGGAACACTTTGGCAAGCGTCACGACCACGTTTTGCGCGACATCGAGGCGCTGGGGAAAGATCTCCCCAATTTTGGGGAGATGTTCTTTGACACTGAAATTCCCGACAGCTACGGCAGGCCGCAGCGAGCCTACCTTATGAACCGCGACGGCTTCACGCTTCTCGCCATGGGCTTCACCGGCAAGGAGGCGCTGGCGTGGAAGATGAAGTACATCAGCGCCTTTAACGCCATGGAGCAAGAATTGCGCTCCCAGCAGCAGGGCCTGACCGAGGCAGACTTCTCCGCCCTGTCCTACGAGGCCCGTGCCATCATCAAGATGGAGCTTCAGCAAAAGCAGCAGGCAAAGCAGATCGCCGAACTGACCACCCAGCAGCAGGAAACACGCACGATGGTGAACCAGACACTTTCTGCTATCACCCGTCCCTCTACCTCCGATGCAGAGGAATGGAAAGAGGACATCAACCACACCATCCGTCAGATGTGTGAGGAATACGGTCTCAACTACCATACCACCATCGGTGAGATGTACGCCGAATTGGAAAAACTGGGTGGTGTTAACCTCAGCGTCCGGCAGAAAAATCTGCAAGCGCGTATACGTCGCGGCGGTGCTACCGTGGCCGAATGCCGTCGTATAAGCAAACTTCACGTCATCTCGCAGGAAAAGAAACTGCGCTGGTTCTACGAGGGAATCGTCCGCGCCTACCGCGCCCAGCTTGTCGCCTCTCGTATGTGCTGACCCCTGCGCGTCCGAAATTCGGACACGCCTTGACCCCCTTTTGCGCCGACGAAATTCACCGCCGCAAAAACGCCGTCCGAATTTCGGACAGCGATATAACGTCCGCCGAATTTCGTCGGGCGATCCCAAACGTCCGAATTTCGGACGGCTACAACCAGACCGGCGAAATTCGTCGCGTTGCCGCCTGATTACGCCGCGTATACCCGCATTCACCCCATGCACCATTTATTCAATAGGAGGAAACCTACCATGACAGTCCGAGAAATCTGCGCCGTCCTCGAATTTGACGATGCTAAAAAGTCTCGCATCGATCTTACGTTCGGCGCGAACTCCGTTCCTTTTAACCCTGCCAATGACCTTGAGGTACTGGCCTACGGTGATTTTGTTATTGAAACCTGCCACATTTGGGAGGGCGGCGTTGAACTCGTCCTCAAGCAGCAGTTTGTCAAGAAAGGCGGCGCAGCATGATCCCCTCCAACATCCACCTGGGCGATACCGTCACCCGCCGCATCGAGGCCACAGACCGCAAGGCCACCGGAACAGTCGTTTACATCCACCCGGAGGGCCGCTACTACACCGCCGAATTTGACCTCGGTCTCTACAAAATCCGCGAGTCCTTCAACACCTGAAAATTTTTTCAAAAACTTTCAGAAGTTCCCTTGACACGGAGCGCATACTTAAAATTGCCGAAGGGGAGACCCTTTCCCCAACGGCTTCGGTGTACCCCCCGAATTATATAAGCCCTTCCGTAAGAAAGGCTGCACCGGTATTACATCCATTCTTCCGGTGTTCCCAGCGCAATTCTGGCAGGAACGCGGTCACGGGGGCGCAAGCCCCTCTGCCGCACGTCAGCTCGCCCACCAGGACGTAAACAAGGTGGGGATCCGGTGTCGTAGCTCAGCTGGCAGAGCAGCTCATTCGTAATGAGCAGGTCGTGGGTCCGATCCCCACCGATACCTCCAATTCTACGTGGACACCGCGAGTGACGAGCGTATAGCGGAACAGCCGTATGGGTGATGCGAAGTCCTGAAGTAAGCCCCTCAAGCCTCGATGTTGTAATTGCGCCTGTGATCTGCTGGCAAAAGCGAGGCACGGAAAAGATCTGGCGGCTCGGAAAGACGAGCACCCCCCTCATGCAGACGTAGCTCAGTCGGTAGAGCACGCAGCGTTCCCGGCGCTGATTCCCGGCGTTGGTTCAAATCCAACCGTCTGCACCATAGGCGTGACCTCTTGCCTCGCAGCCGCACGGAGCGTAAGCCTGCGGAAGTGGTCTTTCCTGTGCGCTGTACGAAAGCGGCAGGACGAAGAAATTTATGTATTGGCTGGCACCGGCTTTGTAAAGATGAACGGATGCGACCGACGTACCGGCGCAGGGCTGAAAAGTTCCGTGGTTGGTTCGGGTGCCGGCGTGTGCGGCGAAAATCCGAGGCGAAACCTGTAGATGTGGAAGCGGCGTGGTGGCGGCTGTCTTTGGACAAGGCCGCCGTGTAGGTCAGTAGCCATCCGCACCGGCACCCCGCCAACTGTGTCTCCGCAAAATTTGCAGCGTTAGTGTTCAACGGTCAGCACACCAGCCTTCCAAGCTGGGAGTGGCGGTTCAAATCCGCTACGCTGCTCCATGCCCGCCTGATGGATGACTTCCCCCGTCAGGAATGAAACCTCCGCATCTGGCAGCGGTGTCGCCGGGTCGAACCAGCCGGTAGCATGATTTGGGCGTGACAGCGAACGAAGGAACGCCCCACCCCCATCGGGGAGGCAGGCATCCCCCAGCCCGTCCTCCCCACTCTCTACGCAGGAGCGCCGTTGGGGCGCTTGCACGGCACACACAGAGATCTCCTTTCTGCTGCTGTTGTTCGGACACATCAACACCTCCAATGTTCATGTTCTATTTCCCGTGCGCCGGCAAGCCTTGCGGGTTCGACTCCCGCCTCCTGCTCCATCGGACGCGACAGGCGTCCGCGGTCCAGATAGGACCTCCTTTATAAATGCTGTGGCCGTAAGAAGCAGCACCGGGTTTTGTTCATTTTCCCCGGCTCCTGTTGGAATACAGGCAGGCCAAGCGATTTCTCCTTCCGGGCGGCGCGGTCTGGGCAGCCCGCCGCCCAACCCCCTGGGGGATTAGCTCAATCGGCAGAGCAGGCCGCTCATAACGGCCCGGTTCCGGGTTCAAGTCCCCGATCTCCCACCAGCCGCAAGGCGATAAAACGTTTCAGTCTAAAATCTACAACAGAAAGGAGGCACATTCCATGACCAAGAGCGAGTTTATTTCCACTCTGGCAGCAGCGACCGACATGAAGAAGTCCGACGTCGAGCGCGTGATCGCCGCCGCTGCCAACACCCTTACCGGCGTCATGCGCTCCGGCGACAGCGTGAATATCTCCGGCTTCGGCATCTTCACCAGCAAGGTCCGCGACGCGCACCCCGGCAAGAACCCCGCTACCGGCGAGGCCATCACCGTCCCCGCTAAGCGCGTGGCCATCTTCAAGCCCGCAAAACAGCTCAAGGATGCCGTCAACAGCTGACGGCGCAGGGCCGTACCCACACAAAATATCCCACATTACGAGCCGGACGGCACACCGCCCTCCGGCTTGTTTTGCAAACTATATTTCCGTTGCGTTTTGAATATCGGCAAATATGCAAACTCGGCCGGCGAAAAACATAACACGCTTTGCAAAAGCACAACAAATAACCAAAGACACACTTTGCAAAACTTCTTACGAAAAGGAGAAACCTGACATGATCTACTTCGATAACGCCGCCACCACACCGCCCGTTCCCGGCGCATTTGGTGCCGCCACACAGTGCGCCATCTTCGGCAACCCTTCCAGCGCCCACGCCGTTGGGCGCGAGGCCAAGGCCGAACTGGAATCTTGCCGCGCCATCATCGCCGACAAACTGAACTGCGAACCGGACGAGGTGTATTTCACCTCCGGCGCCACGGAAAGCTGCAACTGGATGGTCAAATGCCTCCGCATGGAGTCCGACGGCATCATCTACAACGGAACCGTTCACCACGCCGTCAGCGAGGGCATCCACGCCTATTCTTCCCCCAACGCGCCCCGCGGCAAGCCCTCCGCCATCCTATCCCTCGTCAACAACGAAACCGGGCAGATAAGCGACGTGTATGCTTTCCGCCGCAACAACCGCCCCCACCGCATCGCCCTTGACGCCACCGCCGCCGTAGGACACATCCCCGTGGACTTCAAGGCGCTGGGTGCGGACTACATGGCTTTCGGCGGCCACAAGTTCGGCTCCCTCAAGGGCATAGGTGCGTTGATCGTCAAGGAGGGGTGTCCCATCGCCCCCATGATCTTCGGCGGCGCACAGGAGCGCGGTATGCGCGGCGGGACGGTCTCCGTCCCCCTTGTCAGCTCTATGGCCGCCGCCCTCACCTGGCGCTCCCTCCACATGGCAGAAAACGAGAAAGCTATCCGCGCCGTCGCTCAGGAGCTTATCATTTCCATTGGTTGCCACCGTGTGGATTTCGACATCAATCTGCCCGGCGGCAAAAGCAGCAAGGATTGCGCTCCCCACATCCTCTCCATCCGTTTCCCCGGCGTCTACGGCGCGGCCCTCGCCGCCGCCCTCAGCGAAAACGGTGTCATGGTGTCTACCGGCTCCGCCTGTTCCTCCGGTGACAACGCCGCCTCCGCCAATCTCATGGCCAGCGGTCTTACCGAGCAGCAGGCACTTGAGACCATCCGCTTCTCCTTCGACTGGTACAACACCACCAAGGAGGCGGCCGAGGCCGCCGGCATCATCGCCGATATAGTCCCCACTCTCCGTCGCGGCTAAATTTTGAAAATTTTTTCAAATCCCTTGCACAAAATCCGCATTTGCCGGTAGACTATATTATGACAAAATTTTGTAAGGAGGACACCACCATGTCTATCAGACCTGAAAAGCTCAAGCAGTACATCTCCCTCAAGGAAGCGGCCCTCACCCTGCGCCCCGACTTCGCCGTAGACTGCAACGATCCCAAGCCCGAAAGCGAAACCGCCACAGTCTCCGTCGTGCTCCACACGCCGTTCATCGGTCTGGACAGAACCAAGACTGCTATCGCTTCCCTGTTCACATTCTGCGACACGTTCATTGTCGCCGACAGCGATGTGATCCACAATATCGTCCGTTTCACCTTTGGCGTGGACGGTATGCAGAAGGAGGAATGACCCCATGCTCGTCACCAACGTGATAAAGCGCGAATACCCCTTCACCGTCCGCCGCAAGCGGGACGGCGAGATTATGACCATGCTCATCACCGCCGAAAGTGAGTCCGCCGCCCGTCTGCTGCTTCCCGACACCGTGGAGCTGGTGGGACCACGCGAACCCCACAGGAAGGAGGAATGACCCCATTATGCCAAGACCCGCCCCTCAAATCATTGGGAAAAAGTTTGGACACCTTACCGTCGTCAAAAAAGCCGAAGAAAAAGGCCGTACAAGATACCTTTGCCAGTGCGATTGTGGCAACAGCGTCGAGGTCTTTGCATCGAGCATTATAAGTGGTCACACGAAAAGCTGTGGCTGTATAAAGCGCGATCAGCCTGCGCATAACTTCTTCGATATTACCGGGATGAAGTTCGGGCACCTCCATGTGCAAGGTGTCGACCACAAATTTAACGGGAGGGTTTATTATAAATGTCTGTGCGACTGTGGGAAAGAAATCGTTGTTCTCGGAAACTCTTTGAAGCGTGGTGCTACACACAGTTGTGGATGCGCACGATCTCAGGCGATTTCAAAAAAAATACGCACACACGGCGAGTCCTCCACACGGTTATTCCGGGTTTGGACCGGCATGAAAAACCGATGCTATAACAAAAACGAGCCGTCCTACCAGAATTATGGCGCTCGCGGAATCGGTGTATGCTCGGAATGGTTAAACAGCTATGAAGCGTTCCGAGACTGGGCTTTAGCAAACGGCTACGACGAAAATGCGCCCTACGGGGAATGTACGCTTGACCGAATTGACACAAACGGAGATTACTCTCCGGGGAATTGCCGTTGGGCAGATCTTACAGTTCAGGCCAACAATAAGACTACCAGCCACTTTATTGACTTTCGCGGTGAGCGCCATACCATAGCAGAGTGGAGCAAAATTTTGGGCATCCCAAAGCATATTATAAACACTGGGCTCCGTGCCGGTAAGCCTTTTTCGGAAATCATTGAGCTACCACATATTAGGAGAACCTATATAACACTTGGTGGAAAGACTCTCTCTATTTCGGCATGGGAACGCGAAATGAATCTTGCGCAAAAAACTATTTCGCGGCGATTAAAGCAAGGGTGGAGCGCCGAGGATGCAATATTAACACCCTCAGCCAAAAAGAAAAAGGAGTGTGCAAAAAATGGGCAGAAGTAGCCGTGCAGAAATGAAATTGTGCCAAGCAACAGATTCCTACATCAAAAACTGCGCCGCCACCGGCGCTTCCCCCCGCACCGTCGAGGCGTACACCGCCACGCTGGAGAACTTCGTCAACTTTTTCATCGAGTCCAAAGAGAACTACGCCGACCCCTCCTACGCCACCATTCTTTTGTGGCGCGACAACCTGATCGACAGCGGCTGCAGCACCTACACCGTCGCCCTCTACGTCAACCGGCTCCGCACCTTTTTCGACTACGCCAGCGACCCCGAGTGCGGCGGCTGGTACGCCAACAACCCTGTCTCCCGCCGCCTGACGCCTGACACCCGCAAGACCGCCCGCCGTCCCTATGATGTGCTTCTCACCGACCAGCAGGTGATGAAGCTTTGGCGCAACGACAAGCCCGCCACCGCCAAGGCGAAAACATGGCCCCGGAATTATGCCATTGTCATCATGCTTTTAACCACCGAGCTCCGCAACGCCGAGCTTCTGGACCTCACCCCGGCGGATCTCCACTGGGAGGACGGCGAGCTCTCCGTCGAGAGCGGCAAGGGCAGCAAGTTCCGCCGCATCGAGTTTCCCGACATCGCCCAGTCCGCCGTCCGTATCTATCTGGCCAGCGGTATCCGCCCGAAGGATCTTCCCGACACAGCGCCCCTGTTCGGCAACACCGCGCCGAAGGGTTCCTTCGGTCCCCGCACCGGCGATGAAAGCCGCGAGTGGCAGCGCGGCTCCCGCCAGTGGCTTTCCACCCTTGTGGAATCCCACGTCAGGGCAGTCACCGGCGTTCCCGACATCCGCAGCCACGACCTGCGCCATGTGGGCGCCCGCATCGACCTAAACGCCGGTATGAAGCAGGAGGAGCTTCAGTCCAAGCTGGGGCACACCAACCCCAACGTCACCCAGCGCTATTCAGGCCGTCTGCTTTCCCGCACCGGCAAGCGCTCCGCCGCCCTCGTTCTCGAAGCCCGTGAGCGTCAGGCGAACATCAACGCCAACATTCTGGCCGGGAGCGTGCAAAATGCGTAAAAATTTGTCATCTCCCATTGACGCGCCCGCCCGTTCGTGCTACAGTAAATGTGATGCAGCCCTCCCTTTACACACAGGTTGCGTCTCCCACTTTTCAAGTCCTCCCGCCGCCGAGTGTTACCCCCCTTTCACTCCCGGCGGGAGGCATCTTTCTGTTTCGCCCATAAACGCCCTCTGCGGTGTTTCTTTTTTACCCGTCAAACTACCCTCCTGTTAAAGTAGAAAGCCCCCTGTGACGCTCTGTGTGCCGCAGGGGGCTTATTTTTATTTCTCCGGTCGTTTTTGTCCTATCGCCTTATGCGCTCCGAGGTCACTTCACGATCTCCCACGTGCCGCTCTTCCCGTCCGCGCTCCGCGTCACCTTCACGGTGTACATTTCGGTCACGGCCGGCTGTTCCGGTGTCTCCGGCTGTTCCGGCTCCTGCGGCTTCTCCGGCTCCACATATTCCAGCCCGCAGAACTCGCACAGCGCCTTGCAGTCCGCCACAGCGCAATCCTCCATGTGCTCATGGAACCACGCCGCATCCTCCGGGTTGTCGTGGTACACGTGCTCCTGGTACACGGCGTAGGCGTTCGTGTCGTCCAGCTCGTGCAGGTCGCTCCGCGTCGCCGTCCGGCATCCGTGGGGGTATATGGCCTTCCGGTACTTCACCATCAGCTCTGCCAACTTCTTTCCGTTGGCGCTGCTGGGGTGGTACATGGACAAAAAGCCCTTTACCGTGCCGTGCCCGGTGGGGCCGTTGGTGCTGCCGTTGGTGTGGGACACATAGTGCACCTTTGCGCCCCACTTGTTGCTCTCCTTGATGGCGCGGTACATATAGTCCGGGCCGTACTCGTCGCTCATGGGCGTCCGGCGTGGGCCGCGCATGATGTCAAAGCCGCACCGCTCCAGCATGGGCTGCAGAATGTCCAGAAACTCGTTGTTTTCGAGAGTTTCAAAACATTGCTGGCCATCGGGACGCTTATAGCAGCACTGGTTGGCCTTGTGATACGCCGGGGACAGATAGATCTTCGGCTTCTCCGCAGGCGCGTCCTCGTCGCTCTCCTGATAATCCGGGTAGCCGAAGGTGTACGAGGACTTTACGCTGGCGTACTCCTTCTCGTACACGCCGCCGCCGTTGATCACCACGCCGCTCTGCGGGCTGGTGTTGCCCTCGATGGTGCGGAAGCCCTTGCCCACGATCTCCGTCACGATGCCCGTGTGGTCGTCGCCGAAGAATACCTGTGCGCCCACCTTCGGCGTAGTGCCCAGCTGCCCCGCAGCCTTGAAGTACCGCTTCAGGTAGTACACGCCCGCGCCCAGACTGTCGTCCGGCAGGTTCTGCAGCCGCTTCGCCTCTGCTACGCCGAACGCCTGCACGTTCACCCACGCCACGAACGTGGTGCACCACGGGTACCCCTGCTTTTTCCCGTTGTAGAAATGAGGGATGGCGTCAATGTCCCGTGCGTACTTCGTGAAGTTCTTGTCCCCGGCGTTGGCGGTCTTGCTGTCGAGATAGTGTGTCTCCGGCGTGTCGTTGGAAGCCTTCTCAAGATAGCCCAGCTCCTCCCGGGCTATCTTGATGACCTTACTGGCGCCGTTCATACGGCCTCCTCCACCTTGTCCTTCAGCTGCTTCGTGATCTGATTAACGCCGGTCGCCGCCAGACCGCTGACGATACCCACAGCCGCGCTGGTGATGTAGTCCTGCGCGGGATAGTCGGGGATGATAAACATACCCACCACGCCCAGCACAAGGCCGCACACGCCCATGATGACCGGGATCCACTTGTCGTTCAGCCCGCTGGCCTTAACAGCCATGCCGATGAGGTAGCACACGACGGTGATCGCCGCCACACTTGCAATGCCCAAAGATGCAAAATCCATACTGTTCTTCCTTTCCGGCGTCAATGCGCCTGTCCTGTTTGTGTAAAACAAAATGGAACTGCAGCCGGTGTTCTCCACCGGCGCAGCCCCATTCGGCTTTCTACTGCGACCCCATTGCCGCGAGTATTTGTTTGTGCGGTTGTCTCTTACTTTGCTTCGGTCTCGCCGTACACGCTCTCGATCAGCGCACACAGGTCCGTGTACTGCTCGTCCGTGATGCGCCCCACGGCGTAAAACACGTCACACTTCTGCTGCGCTTCCTCCTTCGTATTGTAAAACCGCTTGTTGATGAGCTTCGTCATAATGTTGTACATAGTCGTTCTCCTTTCAGTTTGTTGTTTACGTTTCCTTGTGCAGGCGGATGCACACGATGCCAGAACCGCCAGAGCCACCATCGTGGCCGGGGTTACCACCGCCACCACCGCCGCCTCTGTTT